CTATAGTGTCTTTATCTAATCCGAATGTTCTTGGTCTTGGCATATTATGGTAATCCTAATGTTTTTCCGATTGTTGCTTTACATAGATTATAAAAACTTAATTGAGTGCTATCGTCAAGTGCTTTATCAAAGTCAGCCGCTAAAGACATTGTTCCATTAAGTCCTCTATCGTTCAAACCACCTCCTTGCATTGCCATGCATCTAATGTTATTTGTGTCTGCAATCGGAAAGGCTACTCTCGTTGTCGTATTCTTGGAGGCTCCATTTCTGAAGGAATATGCTTGATTAAAATTTAATGCACTGGAAAGACAAACTCTTTGATTATTGTTGACGGTTTGGCTTAAAGTTGTTCTATTTAAAGAAACTCCCCACTGGAAAAGATTTGAAAAGAAAAATCCTTCCCCTGATGGGGATGCAAACCCAAGATTATAATTAGATGTTAATAGATAAACTTCCTCTAATGTGAGCGCATTTCGAATAAAAATGGATATTATATTTCTTGTAAAATAATTTGTTTTTTTAGTGTTTAAGAGTTGAATATAAGGTGGGGGATTTCCTAGACCAGTAGATCTAATACCATCAATTTCCCATACTATGTTGCCAACAGCTATGCCCATTTTTGTTGAATCAAGAAGACTGCATACGCTTTGTCCTGCGCCCACATTATATCTATTACTCATCAACCATATTTCTCCACTACCCCATATCCCCAAATCTTTTAATCCAATAATAAAATTATCAATATCAACAGCATCAGCATTAGCTATATTAGGCAGTCCATTTAATAATCTATAAGTATTAACTCTATTGAGATAGCGTTTAGTATCTACGTCAAAAGTATATTTTCGGGTTGTTGGCATATTATGGTAATCCTAATCCCTTTCCAATGGTTTTTTTTATTAATTGTTGTAGAATATTAAAATCTATATAGTCTAAAGATACTATAACAAAAGATTGTGTACCAACAAACCCCACTCCGCTAGTACCTAGAGTACACTCTATTGTATTGCTCCACCTACCACACACAAGCAAACGGTCGAAAGAAAAAATACCATAATTAGTAACACCAGTATTAGTAGATGTACTCCCATTTAAATAGTGCTGTAAATTTAAAGATGTATTAAATCTAGCACCTTGAAATCTGGGAGATTGATAATTAAGTAACGGGGTATTTGTTTGTATTAGTCCAGCGCCAGTTCTTCTTAATCCTACTCTCCAAGTACTACCACTAGTATTTGAAGAGCCTATTTCTAAACCACTAGTCGCAAAACTCGAACCTCCTATGTATAATTGATAGGGTGATCCAGTTGTAAATCCTGGCATTGGATTATCTGAAAAAGCCACTGATGCCATGGAAACTTCTGATGTTTGAATTGTTTTTCTTAATAAAGCTGATATGTAATTAGTACCGCTGAATGTTATTCCGTTAGATCCCCAAGTGGGGGAATTAACTAAAGAGCCTATGACATTTTGTTCTCCTCCTAAACTTAATATAGTATTACCAGTACCAATGTTATGTTGACTTCTCATTAGGAAACAAATACTATTTTGCCATAAATTTAATTGCTTTAATCCTTTAATAAAATTATCAATATCTGCCACATCAGACAAATTTAATTCTCTACCATAAGAATATAATCTTCTTAGATATTGTCTTGTCTCAGTTTGAAGCCCGTATGATTTTGAATTGATCATAGATAAATATTGTATTTACAATTTAAATAGTTTTTAACTATGCTTTGTTTTGTTTCGCTCATATCTTCAGAAAATAAACAAATTTCAAAAATCCTAACATCACAAAATCCTTGCACGTTAGCCTGATTACCTATGGTTATAGTAGTAGCTGTAAGAGTGGGTCCAGAATATATAGTTTCAGAGCCGCTATTAAATCGAATAGATTGTTGATTTGTTGTGGTTCTTGCTCCTAATAACTGTATTATATTTAGTGAGGTATTTAAATCTGCTGTACCTCCATTGTTAACTGAACCACCACCTCTTTGTCTAATTTGCAATGCAAGGCCAGCGCTTCCTGTATGAAATATAAGATCATTTGTAGTGCTTGTTTTTTGCAAACAAACTACAAAAACCGTTAGTGGCAATGATTGGGATATGATTCTATATAAGCCATCGTCAATACCATCAAAGTTTAAATTATTATAACCACTTGTTATATTTAAGGTTGGTTGTTTAATTAAAGTTGCCTGTTCTGCATATCTATTATTTCCTGATTTATCAATCCAGCGCTCTACTGTATCACCAACTCCCGCTAGTGTATTAGTAGCAACTGTTTTTATTAATGTAGAAAAATCACTAGCATCAAACCATGCAGCCACATTACTTAGTAATCTAGGATCAGATATCTCAGCGTGTCTATTAAAGGTCTTTTGCTTCAAACAGAAATTATTTATAGTATCAATCCCAGCAAAAGGAACAATACCTCTATCATCACAAGCTTTTAAATAGGCTTTTGTTTCTTTTTCTAGATTGTAATATCTTTTTGCCATATTATGGTAAGCCTAAACCGTTTCCAAGGGTTGATTTATAGAGAGTATGAATTAAAGAGATTTGTAAAGTAGAAAGTTCCAAATTTATTATAGAGTTAAATACTCCGAGATCTCCCCATTTCTGAGCATTACTGGGATCACCAAAACAAGAATTAACAATAGTTGTTACAAAAGTTCTTGATGTGGTTGCCGCTGTTGTAAAGAATGAAGCAACTGGCATGGTTGAAGATATAGAGCCATTAACATACCCTGTTAAATCTGTATTAGGAGACAAAAAAGATGGACTCACTCCGCTTCTTCTTTGCCAAAAATGAAACAAATTTCCTGTTTCTGTAATTCTATATATTTGACCATTAGCAACTATAGAACCGTTATAAGCTGCTGCAAATATAGTGTGTCTGCCTGATGCTAGTTTATATGGTTGAGTCATGCAAGAATTGTTTGGTGTATAATTAATACCATTTGTACTCCATGATGGACTATTATTTAAAGTACCATTATATATGCCTAACCCACCTAAACTATAAACAGTAGCCCCTGTTCCAATATTTTGATAACTTCTCATTGGCCATGAAACCATATTCTGCCAAAGACCCAATGCCTTCATTCCCCTAGTAAACCAAAGCACTTCACATCTCCCCAAAGGATCTGTTACACCTGCTCTACTGAGATATGCATCACCATCTACATCATTAAAGCCTAAGCTAAACCTAGACCAAACACCAGACTTCTTTAGACTTTCTACTCTGTCATTAATGGCTTTTATTGCAGAAGAAGACACAACGATACCTTGTTCGCTCTGTAAGCGATTTATATAGGATTTTACTTCGTTTTGTATTCCGTAGAATTTCATCAAACTCCCTCCCAGAAAATATAACGACCAGTTGATCCAGATATGGTATTTACGGAGACATCTCCTTTATATCTATCATCAAAGAATTTTTCTCCTCTAGCGTCAAATTCAGCTGTTCCAGGATATAACATAAAATTAAATGAACTAGCATTACAGCCCAGACCATATTTCACATACAACGGAAAAGTTCCAAAATTCTGACCAAACAATGTAATTCTATTAGAATTGCCAGATACCACTTGAGTGCCGACTCCAGATGAAGAAGTTCCACTAATTAACCCAGTAATATAATTTGACACAGATCCATAGCCAATATCAAAATTAGTAACACTATCTATATCCTTATCTAAATCAGCCTGATATGCTAATGCGCCACCATTATCTTTATCAAAATTAAATGATACAGCGTCATTTCTTCCATAATTAGGATAGAAACCGCTGCCCATATCTACCGCTCTTCCTCCAACATTTTGAATTTCAATAGGAACTACTGCGGAATATAAACCAGTAGACGTTCCTGATCCAGTAAGATAACCAGTAAGATAACCAGATGCTAAGTCTACTCTTTCGTTTGGAGCGTCATAGAAAATCTGAAGTCTATCAGTATTCGTCATCACGCCACTAGTGGTGTAATTAAATTTTAAAGAATTATTTCCTACGCCTGTAATGTATCCACCAGCAGTTGGATCTGCAAAATTATAAATAATTTTATTTTGAGTAACATTGGTAACTAAAAGAAAATTCTCTAAAACTAATCCAGAATATTGAGTAAGCTGAACTATTCCTGAATCTGAGTTAAAATTATAACCTGTAATTAATTTTTTCATATTTTATTATAAAGCGATTGCATATGCGATGGCTAGAATTTTTGCGTTTTCTATCTGTTGATATATATTATATACCCCACTTATTGTTAAATTTCCACTAATATTTATGTTACCACTTATGCTTTGGTCGCCAGTTGTATATACAAGATTGTTAATTCCTGTGATAAAGCCGCTTGGGTTTGAACTAGCATAAAACTGACCAGTTTGAGTATTTAAAACATAAGAACCTGTAGAATTATATAAACTAGTGATTTGGGTTTGAAGATCCCCACTGATACCAGTAACATAAACTTGAGTTGCGTAAGAAGAAAGATCAACCCCAGTGATAAAACCAGAGGGATTTGATGAAGCGTAAAATTGACCAGTTTCTATTTTTAAAACATAACTTCCTGTTTGGCTATTTAATGTAGAGATTTGAGTTTGTAATCCGCCACTAATCGTAGTCACCTCTTCTAAAGAAGCGATAGTATCTAAAGTACTTAAATCACTCGCTCTAGTAGAGATACCAAATTTAAATTTATCAGAATGGTCAAAACCAATAATTGCGCCTGAATCATTTATTCCAGTCAAATTAGATCCAGTAACGAAGAATATACCGCCATCAACTGCCCCACCAGTCAAATTCAGCATTATATAATTACTTGAAACGTTTGTGTTGGTTGTGTTGATTATTGTTTCAAGACCAGTTACATATAGATTATTAATGTAAACATTATCGTGGAATGTTTTATCCCCAAGGATTGTTTCTGCTCCAGTTGCATTTACATACCTAGATTCAGATTCATTTTTTGTATAATAATTACCAGAAAATGATAAATCGACTCCAGTAATATATCCCGAAGGGTTAGTGTTTAGATAATAGGAGCCTGTTTTATTATTAAGAGCGGTTATTTGATGCTGTAGCCCACCGCTTATTCCTGTAACGTAACCAGTTGGCGCGTATTGGTTTGGATTATTAGATGAATAAAACTGACCAGTTTGGCTGTTCGTGATGAAGTTTCCAGTTTCTGATTTTAATGCGTAAGAACCTGTTTGATTATTTAAAACAGTAATTTGCCCTTGCAAGTATCCACTAACACCAGTTACTTCTGGTTGAGCAGTAATATCACCACTTAATAAAATTCCAGTGCCATTAACTGTTGGGCGAGAATAGAAATTTTTAATTCCAGAAATATTTTGATTTCCAAAATCATAAACAATATTATTAATTCCAGTAATAAATCCAGATGGATTTGATGAAGCGTAGAATGCGCCCGTTTCTGAATGAAGAGTATAAGTTCCTGTTGAATTGATTATACTATTTAAATTAGTATATTGCCCCGAAGTTAAATGATAATATTGATTACTTTGGCCACCTTGTAAGCCCAAAAGATAATTATGATCAATGGCATCAATGCCGCCACTAATGTGAGTATTAGCGTGTAAAGTATAACCCTGTGGTGATAAATTTAATAAATTACCACTATTGCCAACTAATATGTTAATATTAGGAATGGGGGATACTTGAACATTGATACTCATTGTGTTTTATTATCAATATTAATTACAGATCCATACATCAATTTGTCTGGGCAACCATCTAATCTATCGGCAAAAAGATCATAAGAGCTTGGTGCGACATCAAGAAGTAGCGTTTGGTCAGAAGTTAAAGAGATAATTGCTGTCCCACTTCCAGTATTTAATATCTGAGTATTAAATACTGCTTGTAATTCATCATCAAAATCTCTTCGTATTTGACCAGTTAAAGTTATCCCAGAAAGATTATAGGGAGAGCCATCTGTATTGGTAAATGTCAACCCCAAACTAAAACAAGCTCGTTTCTCAACGGAAATATTATACAGCGCAGCACTCATCAAATGCTTTTACACTTATCGTTTAAATTATTTACTTATTGACAAACTTTTCTGGACTCTTTTCAAACTTTTTCGCTAAATTGACAATTCCGTTAATGATTTCTGGAGAAACAACACCAATAGTTCCATAAATTATGGCTTTATATAGTGAAGAAATCTCTAACGAATTAATAACCGTACCTGAATCAATGATTATCCAAGCCACACCCGATAACATTGAAGCTGCACAAACTTTTTTTAATTGTTGCAAAATTGTCAACTTTACTGGACTAGAAATTAATCTTGTAGCCATTGTTAACGCTCCAATAAAAGGGATGATCCAACCACCATTTATAAATTCTTTTAAGAGAGACTTCTCAGGTTCCATGATAAACATAATTACACAGTGAACACAAAAAAAACCTCATAAAAATATGAGGTTTTTTTAAAAAAATTATTTACTTTTTTAAGGAAACACTAAATATTGTTAGTGCCGTTTCCCCAGTGTCTGATTTTGTAATCTCATCGACTCTTCCGTTCATTCTTGACGCGCAATCCTTTGCCCACCTAAATCCTTCTGAAATTTCGCTAGTGTAGGTTTGAATATAATTGTTTTTGTAGTCATAGACTCGATATAGATTATGTTGTTTTTCGCTCATGTGTTTATAGATTACTGTTTTTAATCAACAAAGTCAAGATTTTTTTCCGCAAGGCTGTTTGAATTTGCAGTTTTTTCTGGATAAAACTCTAAAGCAATATTCCCAACAAATTTAGCATCGTCGCTAATAATCCCAAAAATTAATACGAAATTATAATTAAAATGGCTTTCTTTAATATCCAAGAAATGTTTTTTATTATTTAAAAAAAGTGAATGGACTTTTCCTTCGCTTTGTAGGGTGCAGTTTTCAAAAATTTGATCTTGAAAATGTTTTGTGATGCTGTTTGTGCCGATTATTTTAATTGAGCCTTTCATTTTTCCAAATTATTTTTGTTTGATTTTCTAATTCTATTATTTCGCAAATTTTGTCGTATTTTTTTAACCAGTTTATGAAATTTTGTTTTTTGTACTTCCTTTGTATTGTAGACTTTATGCTGGTTTTGTCAAATGTTTTTTGGGCTAAGATTAAAATTTCATGGAAATGTTTTATTAAAGATTGCGGTTTAAATTTATTATCACCAATGGCAAATTCTAAAATTAAATGATCTTTTTCTTCTGAAAAAAAAGCATATATTGAGATTTTACAATCTATTTCTGATGTGTAAATAATTGAGTCACTTATTAAAGTATGAAAATATTCTTTAATTTTTGAATTTCGCAATTTAAAAGATTTTAATTCGCAAAAATCATAAGGTTTTGATTTTATGCAGTATTGTAAAAAATAATTATAAAAATCTTCGTTGGGGGTAATTAGTTGTTTAATTTCTACCATCTTTGATTATTATAATAATAATAGTGTAAATTTAAATATGGGTCAAGGTCAAAATAAAATAGCAAGTAGTTTGTTGGATATCCAGCCAACAGCAGTGCTAGAGTTTTATAGAATATACCCAGATACGGTTTTAAAACCAGACATGTTTATCCCCATGCATGGAGGATCAATCTTTGGAAATAATGTAACATGGCAAGGAATTGAATATATTCCCGTGCCAGTAGAGGGTGAAGGTTTTGAAATCAATGGCAATGGTCAATTATCAAGACCGAAACTTAGAATCGCCAATAAAGACTATTTAATAAGCAGTTTACTTCAAAATAATTTTGATTTTAAAAATGCCAAAATAGTTAGAAAAAGAACATTCTTAAAATATTTAGATGATGTCAACTTCGAAGGTGGTAATCCTTTTGGATCTCAAGATTTCACAGCAGAAATTAGTAATGAAACATTTCTGATTGGACAAAAGATTTCTGAAAATAAAATATATGTAGAATTTGAGCTTACCTCTCCACTTGACTTAGAAAATTTTGAAGTAACCAATAGACAAATATTAGGAAAATATTGTTACTGGACATATAGGGGTCATGGGTGCAATTATTCTGGCCCACCTCTAGAAAGAGAAAATGGTTATAATTTTACTAATGTCAACGGGGCAAATGTTGTTCCAGTAAATCCAGTTGATGGATTTTTAAGAAACACTCAAAATCTTTGGAGTCCAACCTTACCTTACAAGGAAAAAGATATAGTTTACTTGGAAAACCCTAAAATATTTATAAATAAAAATCCATTAATTCCTGAAAGTTATCAAGGCCCATTAAGGATTTGGTATGTTTGTGTCGGAAATAATACTAATAAAAATCCACAAAACAATCCTACATTTTGGCAAAAAGATGGATGTAGTAAAAAAATATCAGCTTGCAAAAAAAGATTTTCTCAAGTTTTGCCTTTTGGCGGATTCCCTGGAACAGATGGATTTAGTTATGGAGGTTAATATTTTTAAAAATTCAAAAGATGCTCTCGGCCAGATTAAAAATCATTGTCTTGTCAACCCTTCTGTAGAAATTTGCGGTTTTCTAGGTTACGATAGCAATAAAAGAAAATATATAGTCCAGCTAGAAAAAAATTGCTCGCCTGATCCAAGAAACTTTTTTGCAGTTGATCCTCTTAAATATTTATTATTTAAACAAAAATATACATTAGCTGCTGTATATCATAGTCACATTATTGGTGATGAAAAACCTTCTGAGTTTGATATTAAAATGTCAGAAAATTGTTGTATTCCATTTTTGGTTTATGGGTTAAACACTGATAAGTTTGAAATTTATCAGCCTAAAAATATCGAATGTGATGTAAAGATACTAAAAAGAATTAAATCCAACATATGACAAATATAATTTTACATGGAATTCTCGCTAAAGAGTTTGGAGAAAGCTTTAGAATGAAAATTAATAAAGCCGCAAATGTTGTTAAAGCTATAGATGTCAATCGAAGGACTTTCAACAAAAGAATATTTGAGCTTTCGAGAGAAGGGTTGAATTACACAATGATTGTTGATGGCAAAAAAATTACTGAATTAGAAGAATTAAACATACAAAAAGAACCACAGGAGATTCATTTAGTTCCTTTGATTATGGGATCTGGAGGATTTTTTGCAGTGGCCCTTTACCTCGGCACTACAGCTGGGGCAGTTATGGCTGGTGGTGGAGTAGCTTTTGCAGTCGCATCAGTAATAAACGCAGTCATCCTTACTGTTGTATCCGTTGGTCTTCAAATGTTATTGGCCCCCAAACCTGATGCTGGACCACAAATATCCGCCACAACAAAAGCATTGAAAGAGTCTTTCAATTTTTCTAATAAATCTAATGTTGCAGCACAGGGCGTTCCAGTCCCAGTTGGATACGGAAGGTTAAAAGTGGGATCACAACTTATACAGATGAGTATTAAATCATATCCTCAAAGCTCAGAAAGCACTATTGCCATGACACAAAATGCTTATATTTCGACCACAACCGCTGTAAGTGAACTTTCACAATCAATTTCCAATAGAGAATGAAACATTTATTAAAAAAAATAAGTTTATCGGGCGGAAAAGGCAAAAAACCTAAAGCCAAGCCAGCCACTCTAACTCCTCCTCAAATTGGAGATATGCAGATGGCTTCTTCGTATAGTTATGCTGAAGTTTTAGATTTAATAAGTGATGGGCCAATTGAGGGACTAGTAAATCAAAATGGTTTAGTTTTAAAAGATGAAAATATATTACAAGGAATTTATTTAGATGATACGGTGATAGCTGTTTCTAATGATTTAATTGCTCAATCGCAAGCAGAATATTTATCTGGAGATATTAAAAATAATACATTTTTAAATACTTTTAGACGGTTTTTTCAAAACATACAAAACGCCGATATATCTACTTCTGCTCCATATGGATATAAAGTTATTAATATTGTTGGATACAAAGTAAATGAAAATGCTAAAATTACCTTAAATGATAGTGCGTTTACTAAATTTAATTCAATACTTATTGGGGGAACAGATTTAAATATTCAATATGATGTTTATGATTTGGAAAATAGCACTAATGTTGTTAATTATTATGATAGATCGCTAGATAGAACCGTATCTGACAATATAAGATATACATCAGTATATTATGATAATTTTATTGGTAGATTAAGCGTAATAAATAGTTTAATGTCTATTTATGATTCATTATCAACAAATAAATATGAAAAAGAATATCTTGATAATATGTTTTCAAAATATTTTGGTATAAATTGGAAATCTTTGGATCGGAATTCTTTAATGCGTAATTGGGCATATGATAATGTAAAAAGTAGTAATATGCAATATTTAATTTATGCTAATGATTTAAATTTAAATATTACTTCAAATATATCATTAATAGACAGCGAACAAAAAATAAATCAATATAAATTTAGAATAGAAGATGATTCTGGAAATGGTTTGGTTGATAAAAATGAAAGTGTCAAAGTTTTTGATTTCATTTTACCAAGAATAGGCAGTGATGGAAAAACAACTGGTAAATCTATAGGTTTTCTTTTACTTGATATTAGTGCTATATTAAAAATAACTGCAAGTTCCGAGAAAATAAGAGTTGGCTATTGGAATAGTTATAAAGTTTTTACAGTGTCTAATACTTTTTCTATACCAATATCTGTTATAAATAGTTTATCGAATGCCACCGTTATAAATCTTAAAAAGATAACACAAGCTTCTTCTTCTTCTGCAAATGTTCAAAAATATAATTATAGTAATATACTAGCAGAATATAGATCTGGGAAAGAATTTCAAAATCCTTTTAGATTTTTTAATAATATCTTAATTGATAAAAATTATTCAGCTGAATTATTAGGTCCATTTATAACTTCCGCGCCTATTCAAAGAATTTTAGAAAATTATGAAATTGTTTCAAAAGTAAATCGTGAATTCACTATAAATCCAACTACAGTTGGAGGTAGTATTATTGAAGGGAGCGCTGACGACGGCACAGCAAGAAATTCTAAATATAATTATAGTGATTGGAATAAAACTCAAGCAGCATTTAATGAATTAGCATCTCCAATCAAACATATTATTAATAATCCAAATGTTTTAAGTGTTTTTATAACTATTCAAATAGATTCATTGTCTGATACATTATCAAAAGATATATCTTCTGCTAGGGGTGTCGTTGGAACAATGAATGCTGGAACTAAATATCCAAGTATAATTAATATAGAAATAGAAACTGGATCAATAAATTCTCAAGGAATAGAGAGCGTTAGTTCAGTTAGAAAATTTTCAATATTAGCATTGATTGAATCTCCCACATTAATTGATATTGGAAATCCAGATGGTGCTAATTTTTCATCATATTCTTTGGATTTCGTCAAAGAATATAATCCAGCCGTAGATAATAATATTTTTTCACCATTCATATTGCCTAATGTTGAAAATTCAATTAGCGCTTTAGATATTCCTTCAAAAAGATATGTCAAAATTACTAAATTATCAACAGAAACTAACTCTGTTTTGATTAATAAAAATATATCGTTAAATAAAATAACAGAAATTATCCCATTAAATCTTAGTTATCCTCATTCAGCAATTGTTGCTACAAAAATAGATTCAAGATCTTTTGGCAATATGCCTACTAGAAGTTTTGATTGTAAATTAAAAAAAATAAAAGTTCCATCGAATTATAATCCTCTACTTAAAAATGGTAAAGATAAAAGATATTACTCTACTGAATCAGAATTTAATTTAACAAATATAAATGATAAATTAATTTATGATGGTGATTGGGACGGAACATTTAAAGACACATTAGAATGGACGGATAATCCAGCATGGATTCTTTACGACTTAATAACTAATGAAAGATATGGATTGGGTCAGTATATTGATACCAGTCAAATTGATATTTTTGATTTATATAAAATTGCCAGATTTTGCGATGCAGTAGATGACTTTGGATATTTTCAAGGAGTTCCAGATAATGCTGGAGGTTTGGAGCCTAGATTCTCATGTAATATTATGTTTAATGAGGGAATGAAGGTATTTGATGCATTGAATACTGTCGCCGCTCTATTTAGAGGAGTCATTTATTATAATAATTCTCAAATTAATTTTGTAGATGATAGGCCAAAAGATACAATAGCATTATTTGCGAATACAAACGTCAAAGATGGGGTTTTTAACTATACTAATTATAGAAGAGACGAGCAATTCAATAGTATAGAAGTTGTTTATATCGATAGATTTGAAAATTTCTTAACAAAAGTTGAATATATAGAAGATGAAGAAGATATTAGAAAAAGAGGAATTTTTAAAAAAACCATTAACGCTAATGGAGTGACTTCAAGAGCAATGGCGAGAAGATTAGGGCAGCATTTAATTTTCCAAACAATTAAAGAAAATCAAAGTGTTTCATTTACTTCTGGATTAGAATCTTTGTTATGTAAACCTGGTGATTTGATTATTGTCGAAGACGAATTAAAAAGTTTAAAATCTAATTTTGGAAAAGTTTTATCTGTAAATCCATTGGCTGGATCAATTAGATTAAATGAACAATTCGTGAGTAATGAATTTAATAATAAACTCACTGTTTATACTCCAACTGGATATTCTACTTATGATGAAATTTTAGAATTAGCGGAATCTCTTAGAAGTAGAGTTAATTCCACTGGATTTCATTTAACTCAAGGTGGTCTTGGCTCTAAGTATGACGCTCATACTGGTTTTTATGAATTCTCTGGCTATATTAATGGATTTGGTGAAGATAAAACAATTGATTCAAGCGTCTTGAGATCTCAATATGCTTTTTATACGGGTTCAAATTCTAAGTTTTGTTATTTTTCTACTTTATTTACGGGATGGGTTTTAAGCACTGGTTTTGCATTCTCCAATAATAATACTTATGATAAATTTATATTTAATAGCGGAGATCATGATTTTGTATCAGTAAATAGAGGCTCTGGTTTTAATTATAATAGCGCCGTTTCATCTGGCAGAGGAACTAGATTTGTGGCATCAGCTAATATAATAGGCGGTAACTCTACATTTAGAGATATTAGTGGACTTGAATTACAAATGACTAAAGGCTTATTGGATAAAGATATTTCGCTATTTAGTCCATCTCAAATAACAACTTTTGATATAACTGGAATAACTCAATACGAATATGGATGCGAAGCATTTGTTTCCAAACAAGATATTAATTATTCATTGATTTCTTTTGTAAAACAAGGATCTGTTTATAGATTCCAAAGAAAACTAGCCGACGATCAAATTTATAAAGTTATATCCATAAAAGAAGAAAATCCAAATGAATATTCTTTAATTTGCACCAAATTTGATACTGGTAAATACGCTCTTATCGAAAATGATAAAAGTATTCAGAATCAATCTAATACTTTAAGTTATACTTTAAATCAAAAAATTGGTAACGTAACTTATAGTGTTTTAAATTCTCCAGTAATTTCATCATTAGTCACTGGAACAGATTCCAATGGCTTTTATATTTCTGGAAACTGGAAGCCCGTATCAAATGCATTAGGTTATAATGTGCGTTTATACCAACCAAACGGAAATACTCAAGAACAAATATTAAATGGAATTAATGAGACTGGTACTGCCTTTTATACGGAAGGAATAGGAAATTATTCATATAGAGTTAATGCATCTGGATCATATTCAAATGGAACAGCAAAGCCTAATACTTATTTTGATTCTGATTATTCTGTTTCTGGTTTATTTTTAATATATGATGGATCATTAATGAATTACGACAGACCTTATTTGTCATCAGTAACAATTTTATAAATAAAAAATATAGAAAATATTAAATAATGGACCAAATAGATTTTTATAACGGAATTTATACTTTTAAAGATGAATTCAATAATACCTTAGCTACTATAAATTTTAATTATAATATTTATGATTTTTATAATTATGATTATGTAGTTCCAGATGTGCCAACTGGTTTAGAAAGTGGAAGTGGCGGAAGTAATTATCATGTATCTCCATATAGTAATAATATTATTTATGAATTTGAACCAATATTTAATTTAAATACTGGTGATTTATCTATTACCGCAACTGGCTACGCTATTCATCGCGCAAAAGACGTGTCTTTTGTTTTTAATGTAACAGATAGACAATTAAATATTTTAAATTCTCCTAGCGCTTTATTGGATAATCCATTCGTAAGAAGCGTAGATATTGATATTTTAGATATATCTGGAAATACTGTATATGATAATTATATCACAGGTTCTTTTGACAACTCTTTCACTTTAACCGAGGCAGAAAATACTGGAATATTTGGGGTATATACTAAAAATTTTGGAATTGGAATTTCTACCGTAGGCGAAAACGCAAATATACACTCTAGTAGATATTACGTTTGTGGTAATCCTTTAGAAATACAATCAATTTATGTTACTGATTCTAGTGGGTTATGGCTTAATGAAAATCCAATTCAACATCAATTTTATGTTCCATACATAACATCTGGAAACGATATAAATGGTCAACTTGTCACAAATAATGCCCTGTATCTTCATGAATATAAAGAGTATGTTAGTGGATATTTTGCAGTAATATCGGGTTTGGTTCCATTTGCGATTCTTAGCGGCGAATCTTTGAAAGTCGATTGGGGTACTGGACAAATTGATACAATTTTTACCCAAACAGGAACAAGTGGATTTTCCTCAATTTCTGGAGTTAGTAGTTTTAATACTTATACAGGAGACATCTTATTAACGTCTTTAATTGATCCGACTGGAATTAATGGACAAACCTATAGTTTTATAACTGGGTGCGATTACCCTTCTGGCGTAACTGGGATTTATAATGCCAACTTTTATTATAGCGGTATAGGAAGCACTGGAAATGAGTTAATTAAAACCATTCAATATAGAATTCCAGATGAATTAAAAAATCAAGGAAAACCTCAAATCGGCAGTCCAGTTACTGGAAAAATAGAATTTAATATTCAATTTGAAAATAAATCACTTTATGCTAAACCAGATAAATTTGAAATTTACGTATCAACAGGTTCTGGAGTTTTAATAAATTCTGGAAATTTAAACAAAGTAATTCCAATATTATCTAATACTCAAAATTATTCATTTTATCTTGATAATAATAGTTTATTAATCAATACTCCTTATTGGTTTAATGTTGTCCCATCTGGACAAATAACAAGTGGCTATGGATGGCAAATTGGTCCATATTCAATGTATGAAGCTCCAACCCCTAAAACAAATATTCGTGCAGAATCATTTTCATTATTGAATGGAGATGCGGAAGCTGATATAGATTTTATTACTGGATTAGTCGAAACCAATTCTATTACTACTATTGACACTCTTCCAAAGGGTTCAAGATATAGTTATGAATATCTTACTCAATTCAAAGACCAATCTGGGCATTTTTGCTCATCTAAAATTCTTATTGTTGATAATACATCAGGAATAGATTTAACTAGAACTGGCATATCATTTTCTGAATATTCGATAAGCGACAACTCGTTTGTTAATTATTCAATTAGTGGTGACATTCAAAATATCTACTTGAATGCTCAATTAAATACTCCAACTGGAATTTATAAACTTTATAAAACCTCTATTTGATAAGCATTGAAATCTGGATTATTATCTTTTTTGAAATCGTTTTTATAAATTGATAGAATTACTTTTTGAGTAGTTCCATCTTTTAATTTTATTTCAATAGTTCCAGAAAGATATTGTCGGTCAGCTTTTGTTTTTTTAATCCAAAAGCCTCCGACTTTTTTGTTACTCCAATTATTTTTTTCCATTTAGAGCCTCTCTCGTCATCTCAATAAAGATGCCTCGACTGTCTTGTGGAATTTTATTATACTGTTTCTTAACTCTCCTATAAACTCTTCGCGTAATAGGATTTGTAATATCTCCAATAGCTTTTCTTAGTTTTTTTGCTGTTCTGTTGTTCATAATTCTGTAATAAATGTTTCTGTATCTTTTATAAAACCCATCTTTTCATAAAAACTCATTACTCCGTGCGAATGGGGGTGTTTCATTACCCTATTCATTGTAACATATTTAAATTTATTTTGTTTAGCAAAATTTATAGCTTCTTTAAATAATTTATAACCCATTTTAGGATTCTTCGATAACCAAAGATATTCAGAAAAAATTCTTTCATTGAATTTCGCATTTTTATCATTAAAAAACATTATAATACAATCGTAATTGTTCCCATTGTGGTTTGCCCATACAAACATATCCCATGCTAAAATATGCTTATTGCCGAAACAGTTTATAATTGTTTCTTTACTGTGTTTTAAAAAATGATGACCTTGATTTTCGTTTTCAAATTCGAAAAGAGTCGAGATGTCCGAAATTAACGATTCGAAATCTTTGGGATCTAAGATTCTTTTAATCATTTTTTATTGATCAAAGGAAGAAGAATTCGGGCTTCTTTAGCTGGAATATCTTCAAATTGTTTCCAGTCTTTAATTCCTTCATAACGATACTTTTCTGATGACCAGAGATCTCTTAAAATGATCCTGAAGCCTTCGAAATCTGCAACACTGTGTTTCTCTCGCAAAGTCTTTTCAAGGATGCCTGTTGGAGTTACAGGGATAATAGAACTGTCGTGTCCAGAAGATTCAACTGATGGCCCGAATGAATTCTTGGATTTATCAATTTCATCTGCTCCGACAATATGAATATTAAGGAAATTACGAACACAACGAACAAATGCTCGATTACATGCTATAGTCTCAAGAAACTTCGCGCAGAAATCATCTGTATTAGCGAGTGTGGCATTGGCTACATCTTCATAACAAACATGAAAGTCAGCAGTATGCTCATAATTAGTAATCCAAGAAATCCTACATTTTGCTACAACATAATTCTCATTAACATGATTAATATCGTATGAAACAGAGTGAAACCCGCGAAGCTTTGCAATTTCCTTGATGCCCCCAAGCATAATAAGAAGTTGATTGTCCTTTAATCCTTCAACAGAAGACGGCGCTTCTTTCTTGCGAATATCAAACCACCCTTTATTTGGATAAAGGAATTCGTCTTTAATCATCTTGCGCCAATTAACTGAACCGTCGTCATTAAACACGTATGATTGAGACTCAATCAGTCCATATTCATTTCTTTTATATTTTTCATGAAACGCTAACGGAGGAATAGAAGATGGTTCTATTTTCTGTGTGATTTCTTCTTCTTGTTTTGATTTAATTTTGCTCATAGATATAAAAGTGTTCTTGCTCTTCCCAGTATTTAGGAGTATCCAACACATTCATTCTTTGGTCAACACTTTTTTCTTTAATTCTACAATGAGCTAAACTTGGATATTCAACACCATTCTCAAAAACTCTTTTGCCAGAAAGAAAAAGATTTTTGGATGAAATGTTTTCTGGTTTTTCTTTATTTTGAGAATAAAAATTTACCGAATGATCAAAATATTTATTTTTTAAATATGAAAAATCCTCTTCTATTTTCGTCATTAATTGCAACTCAATGCCCCAAAGTTTTAAGATTTCAAAATACTTTTCTGGTATTTCTCCAAAACTTTTGTCGATAAAAACTGATATTTTTTTAATATTATGTCTATTTTTTTCCAATCCAGATAGTTGGATGAGCTGATTAGCAACTATACAAACTTTATAATTTTCACAATATTTTATAAAAGCTTCTTGATCGTATCCTTCGTCAACCCTTAAAAATAATAGTTCATTTTGATTAATGGGTATTGGAGTGAAAGACGTAGGAACGACTTCGGTAATCCCATTATTGAATAATTCACCAACTTTAATTGTTTTAAAATTTATTCTTTTATTAATTTTTAATAGATCTAAAATAGATTGAGCAATTTGTTCTACTTTTATTTTATTAATTTCTGATTTTGGATCTTGTAAATTTAAACATGGTTTAACATCCCAAATTGGAGCAATATCTTTTTTCTTATCATTTTTTGACCAATAGCCATTACTAATGCTTGGATATGTATTGCCAAATAAATTAACCAACGGGGTGTTTTTGCTACTCACATAATGCGAATAAACATTATCTACCCCAATATGTAATAATGAATTAGATAAGATGTTTGCATACTGCTTAAATGATAACCCACCTAAAACTTTATTAACACCATTTAGAGCGCGACCCTTGCAATCAATTTGAATAATTTTTATATTTTGTTGCTGAAGGATTGGGTTTATTAAATCCAGCATTAAATTAAAATGTTTATAGTTTTTAGATTGTATATTTTCTTCAGAATAAATAGTAATATATTTGTTTTCTGGAATGGGAAAATAATGTTCTGAAATTATTGGTTTTGATATTAAAACTCCTAAATTTTTTGCGTATTCTTCTAAAATGTGAGACATATTATTCTGATAATGAAAATTGATGTTTGTTTACCCCGTTATGTAAATAACAGATATTTTTCTGAGTTGTTGTATGGGGATAGAAAGCCATTTCAAAAAATCCTTTATGATCGCCGCCGCCCTCTAGAATTAAAATATTTTCTAATAATTCTGAATATTCCATGCATTTATATATATACGGGTTATCTTCGATAAAATTAAAATATTCTGGTCTGGTGAATATATAGATATTGTATTGGGTATACTGTTTTTTTAAATTTTTCATCAATGAATTAATTAATAAAACATCAGTATCTGATTGTGGGATAATTACTGCAATTCTTTTGCCCTCATCTTTTGAGTCAAACAAAGAGCCAAAATCAATTTTTATATTTTTAGCATTTAATTGTTTTGAAATATTTCTAAAATGTTCGATAATTTGATTGCCATTTATTTCATTGCTTTCAATTTTATTTATCCAAAATTTAAATGCGCTTGAGTTGGCATCTACATCTTCATTTGCAAAATTCTTATGTAAATCAATTATGAATTCATGAGCGTTCATGTTTTCTTTTGGATTGTAATTTTCATTTAAAACAATTGGTGTGTTTTCAAAGTCATAATCTACAGTAGGCATATTATCAATAATATCCTCTAATTGTTTGCCTATAACTTCTATTGAAAAATTATCTATAGCCCACTGGCGAGAAATCTTTTCAATTTCGCGTTTAGTGTTTTGATTCATTTTATAAACATTCTCAATTTCTGAACATATGCTATCAGAATCAGTCGATGCTTTAATGAATTGAGTTCCAGGCTCTCGATATTCGCTCCACTTCAATGGGACTCCCCCGCTCTCTATTGAGCAATTGTCCTCCCCACAAGAATAATCTGTGACAAGTGTTATTAGTTCTGTTAACTTGGCTTCTTGGATTGGTATTTCTTGACCGCCGCTAGTGAATGGGTGGCAGTATAAATCCATTAAGTTATATATTTCGTTCAGCTGTTTTTCGGAAACCCCTTGACTAACATTGGTTGTATTAACGGATTTTGCAGTATTGCATTTTGGGCAATTTTGTTCTTGACCAGTAAATGCTCTTACTTCGTATGAATTGCATTTTGAACAAAAATAAGTTGTCAAAATATCATTTGAATTTATATTCTTTTCTCTCAAAAATTCTGGAATATTCCAACCTTCACTCCAATGGGTATGTAAAAGTAATTTAGCTTTAACTTGTGGATTTTTATTTTGAAACTTTTTAAATCCATCTAAAATGTTAGGGACTGATTTTCTTAATTGGTTTCTAAATACAAATCCAATTATAAAATTATCTTTTGGTATATTGTTTTTCTCTCTTAGCGCAGACCTTTCTTCATTGCTAAATCTAAAAAAGTTTTTAGTATCCAAAGATCCTCTTAGAGTTTTAATGTGATTATATCCAATTTTATTAAAAGCTTTTTCTGCAAATGATGCCCAAACAAAATAGTTTTTAATTTTGGGTGCAAAATCAATAGCTTGTTGCAGAATTGGCAAACTATCTAAAGTCGTCCATACCATACAATTGACTTTATTCCACCAAGGCTTTTTATCAAAATCGTTAAAAGCCCAGATATCTTCTATTCCAATGTATACGTCTGGCTTAACTTTTTTGATAATATCGTCAATCATTAATGCCCCATATCCAGCAGATCTTTGCTGTTCTTGATTTAATGATTGTAGTGTTTGGACGGGAGGTAGGGTTCCGTAGCATTCCCACGGAACCGTTTTCGTTATTGGGTCTTGAAAACCAATTCCATTTGCAGCTTCTACTATAGTATATTTTCCAGTAGAAAATAAATAACGTAAAATATTTTTTTTATTTTTACCAAAACCTGTAAAAGCTTTACAAAAATTAGAATGAATTAATACGGTTTTTTTATTTGTCATTTGCTGCTTGTCTTGCGTAATAAATTTCATTTAATGCAAATTTGAAAAATTGGCACAAAGCATAAGCCTCTGACATTTCTACCCCCATACCAAATTTATTTGCGGAATTTCTAATAATAGAAAATGAAAAAGCTTTTTGTCCATTCTTTTTCGTATAAGGCTTGAAAGATATTGCAGTTTTATTTTCCTCATATGTATGAAAAGCAGAAAATTCTGTATACTGTTCAATGGCGTAAATAAATCCACCTAGTTCGTTCTCGTTCAATTTGAGAGAAATTGATTTTTCTGGATTTTTAGAGTTCTCGGAAAATGAACCATTTTTTGTTTTTTCATTCCAAGAAAATTGCTGAATGGCTGTTATAAAAATTGACGGCTCTTTATTTTTGTTGCCAGTTCCCAACTGGAATCCAAAAGCAGATCCAGTATTGCTGGAATTTGGTTTGTATAATTTCATGCAAGATTATATTAATTTTGTTTAAAAAATCTATTAAGCTTTTTGATTTAAAATAGGCTCTGTGATGGTTTTTAATATAAAATCTTCGTTATTTCTAAAATGAGAAATACTCATATACCTATCATATGATTGTGAAAATTGATCAGATATTTTGATGATTTCATCTTTTCTTCTTGAATCATATAAGTAAACCTCCTTCAAGTAATTCATTATTAATTGTATTCCTTTTTTAATTAAAACAATTTTATAGCATTTTTTGTATGTTTGCAGCGTATTTTTATTAAAATCCATTTTCATGTTTAAGCAAAATCTCTCCAAAAGACTTAGTTCAATATTTTCTGGCAAACCAAGTTCAATAATGATTTCATTTAAATCAAGAAAACAATGAGAACTATAGCAATTATCAAAATTAATAAATTTAAATAAACCGTTTCTTGAAATGATATTATCGCCATTTAGATTTCCGTGACATATAAATTTTCTATCGGAAAATTCATCATCATAACAAAGCATTAATTCATTTTTCATATCTAACATAATTTGATTAATTAATTCAAAATTTGTATAATTTTTAATGGATTGGATGGAGTCTTCTAGTAAGTTTTCCATGCGAGCCATATCGAAATAATCAGATAAATGATCTTTATAGGTGATTGGTATTTTTTCAGACTCCTGCATTAAAGAGTGTGCATAACAAAAACTATCGAAATTTTCTAAAAAATATGATCTGCCCAAATCATTTAATGATTCTGCGTTTTCATATGAAGTAATTATATAACGAATATCATCTCCAATTTTAATTGTTCCATCTTTTATATGTTGACATCTTATTGAAGGATTTATTTTTTTTAAAAATTTAGACTCATGTTCTATTTCTTTACAATTTGGATCAAGAGATATTTTTATACAGTAGAATAAGTTTTGATAAGTATATTTATAAATATCATAATTTTCTGTTTCTGATATAAATTCTATATTTTGTGCAAAAATGGGTTTATCTAAAGATTTTAATAAAAGACTTATTAATTCGATCTCGCTATCTTCTTGAGCGATATGATGCGGCACAACATACGCTTTGTTTTGGAATAAATTTGAAAGATCCATTTACAGATGATACAAAAAAAGGCTCTATTTTTCAATAGAGCCTTTTTTATTGTTAATGATTATTTGAATTAATAAGCCTTTCCGACAACTCGACCAGAGATCGTAACCCCAATAATGCTTGACTTGGCAAGCTTTACGTTTGAGCGTGAATTGCGATCATAGATCATAACATACGCTGGAGTTTCACTCTGAAACTGTGCATTAATTGCAGGGCGGTTATTGGTGTAGAGTCCAAAGAAACGTCCTCGGCTATTGCGGATTTCATTGATTACGCTGTTTTGCTGTTTTGTGTTATTCATATATATTGATATTAACCGATATTGATTGAGTTGTCAATGATTTTTACTGAGATTTTTGATTTTTTTGAATTTTGAATAATAAACTTCGAAATTGGCACTTGCAATTTATTGCGAACAAAATCTTTAATGCTTCTGGCGTGAAGTTTTTCTTTTTTTAATGAATTTAAAATGAATTCCGAGATAGCTTTATTAAAAGTAATTTTAATATTTTGTTGTTTGAGTTTATTTTGAATAGTTGAAATTTCAAAATTAATGATTGATTCGAATTCTTTATCTCCAAGTTCATTAAAAACTAAAATATTATTAAGTCTTGCGACAAATTCTGGTTTCAAATATTTTTTTACTGAATCTTTGTATATTTCTTGAGCTGGGGGCGAATCATTAATAAAACCCATCGATACAGCTTCTTTTTTATCATGCCCAATATTACTAGTCAGGATGACGATTGATTTGGCGAATGATATTTTATTATTTAAATTATCATTGACATATCCTTCATCTAATAAATGAAGCAATAGATTGAGAATCTCAGGATCACATTTCTCTACCTCATCGAAGAGAACCACGCAATTGGGATTGTTCCTTACAAATTCGGTTAAAAGCCCTCCTTGGTCAAATCCTACATAGCCAGCGTTAGCGCCAATCAATTTACTGATGCCAGTTTTCTCTTGGTACTCGCTCATATTGATTTGGATAAATGCTTTTTCATTACCATAAAAATGTTTGGCGATTTTTTTGGCTGTATAGGTTTTGCCTACACTAGTTGGACCAACAAAAAATAAACTAGCTAATGGTTTGTCGTTATCATTAAGCCCGACTTTGGCGCAAGACAAAATATCAGTAATTTCTTCAATGTTTTTGGATTGACCGAAAACCTCTTTTTCTATATTGTTTTGAAAATTAGAAAATTCATTATTATTAACCGCAATTGAGCCTTCTGATAAACCAGTTTTTTCCGAAATAACTTTAATAACATCTGATAATTTAATTTTAAACCTTTTATTCTTAATTGTCTCATTAAATTCTCCAACACACAAAACATACTGCATTAAAAGATCTTCACAATATGCCTGTTCATCTATATCTTGATCTACTTTAACATCATTTAATTTTTCGATTAGATATTTTTGCAAGTTTTTAATATCTTCTGGAAGTTGAAGGTTTTTAATTTTAACTTTAGCGCCAACTAAATCCATAATATCAAAGGCTTTATCTGGGAAGTTTTTATGAGGAATATATTTCTCACAAAGATTGACGATTGTATCGATAATTTGTGGAGTATAGCTTACATGGTGGAAGTCTTCATAATCGCTCACGCAATTTTTAATAATTTCCATAGTCTGTTCTTTGGACGGTGCTTCGATTTTTACGGGATCAAATCTCCTTTTCATTGCCCCGTCTTTTTCAAAATATTTTTTATATTCTGCGTTGGTGGTCGCGCCAATACATTTAAAATTGCCTCTAGCTAGTGCTGGTTTTAAAATATTTGCTGCATCCAAAGAACCCTCTGAACTGCCAGTTCCTACAATATTGTGAATTTCATCAAAAAATAAAATAATATTTTCTTTTTCAGAAGCAGCCTCAATTAATTGTTTTAATTTTTCTTCGAAATCTCCCCTATAGCGAGTGCCAGCGACCATAGATGCCAAATCTACGCTATAAATACGAAGATCGAGTAAATTCGATGGGACATCTTGAGAGATAATTCTTTGGGCTAACCCTTCAACAATCGCAGTCTTGCCAACCCCGCCTTCACCAATTAAAATTGCGTTACTTTTTATTTTTTTAGAAAGGATTTCGATGACTTCATTAATTTCTTTATCGCGTCCAGAGATAAAATTAAATTTACCGTCGATGGCCTCTTGATTTAAGAATGAACAATATAATTCTAAAGATTTATTTTTTTTCTTTTCACTAAATTTTGTTTGAGTGGTTTTTTCTTCTGTTGATTTTTCTGAAGTTTCGACTGGAGTATTTGAGAACGACTCCATGTGTTCTTTGACGACCTGTTTTAAACTATCAATATCAATTTTTTTAAATTTTAAAAATTCACATAAATTTTTTGAGTTTTCTAAAATAGAATAAAAAATATGTTCAATTCCAATATAATCATGCTCGTAAACTTCAGATAGTTTTTGAGCGTACGAGATCGTTTCTGCCGTTTCTTCGTGCCATGATTCAACAGAAAAATCGCTAATAAAATCTTTTGGATGTTTTTTGAAATAACTCGACATTAAATGTTCACAATTAATTAGGGAAACATCAATATCATTAATTTCCAACATCATTGTTAAATCTTCAGATAGATTTTTAAAACAACCATAATATAGGTGGGTGTTATTGATTATATTGTGAGCATTTTCAACTGCAAATTCTTTTGCGTTTTTATAGGCTTTTTTTGCTCTTGGTGTCAAATTAAAATTATTGATTGCCATCATATTTTTTACACTTATTTAAGTTGTGAAAGTTTCATATAGATTTTTTCTTTTAAGATATTAATTTTTTCGATAAAGATAATATCATCGCCCTTTGTTCCGTAGATGATAACCATATCACCTTTGACGGGAAGCTTTTTACCAGAATTTACATACTCAGTCAATCTTTCTTTGTTCGCGCTATCCATAAATAAACCAGATACTGTTCCAAGCTCGTCTTGAAGATCGAGTCTAGCGTATTTATTTCCATTAGCACTCGTTCTTTTCGTTATGTCAGAAATAGTGCCAACAAATTTAATTTGACCTCTTGGCTCTGCCTGTTTGAGTTCTTGAGACGACATCAAACCACTGCCATCTTGATCTTTGAAAATTTGCCTAATATTATAAGAGTAACTATAACCCAAAAGTTCTGTTTCAAAAAACCAGTTAGCAAATTTAAAATGTTGCTTGTTCATTTCATAAATACCCTTATATGGATCATACTTCTTTTTAAATGTCTCAAATCTTTTTGCAGTAAATAAAGGCTTGTTATCATCTGCTGGCAAAGAGTTAACATGATAATCATGAATACATTTTAAAATATCAAAATTATATTTTGGACCAAGCTCAATCATATTTCTTTTTTCACGGTCACTAAGGACATTGAAGGTTTGTGCTTCTAGCACTAATCTACAGCGGTCTTTTGCTACGAACGAATCAAGAAGCCCAGCTTGGATCAACGCTGAAAAACAACCAATATTTAAACCAGATTGTTTTGCGGACGAAAACGCTTCGTATTTATTAGCGAATGATTCTTCTCTAAATTCCAAAAGAGATTCCAAAGATTTGTCCGATACGCCTTTGATACAGTTTAAACCATAGCGGATATCCTTGCCCTCAATTTTAAAATCAATATCTGATTTGTTTAAATCAGGAGGAAGGAGCTTAATGTCAAAAAAAGATAGTTCTTGAGAGATTTTACGAATCTCATCTAAGGAGTCTGGCTCAAATCTAGCAAATTTCAACAAGCTCAAAAAGAATTCTTGAGGATAATTAAATTTAAGATAAACAGTGATAGCTGCCAAATTAGCATATGAAATAGAGTGGCTTTTATTAAAGCTATAATTAGCTGAATCTTCCGCAACTTTCCAAAGAACTTCTCCAATTTCGGAATCAAGACTTTTTTCTGTAATTTTTTCTGCGATCTTATCTTTCCATGCCGCCATTTGATCAATCTTCTTTTTGCCGACAATACGACGAAGCTGTTCTGATTCGTCAAGAGAGAATCCGACCTTTACCGCCATCTTCATTAGCTGCTCTTGATATAAAGGGATGCCACCTGTATAACTAAGCACATCATCAAAGAATGGATGAACGGATTGGAAGTCTCCAGTTCTGACGTAATCTGCATAACGATCTTTGAAATCTAATGCGCCAGGTCTTGCAATAGCGACGACCGCAGAAAGCTCCTCTAAGCTTCGTGGAGCGATTAGCTTGCACACTTTGAAGTTGGTGTCGGCTTCGATCTGGAAGAGTCCTTGTGGCTGTTCTAAGCAAGCCAAAGCGGCGTAGATAGATGGGTGTTGAACATCGATATCATCAACGTTGATTCCAATATTTTTACATACAGCATGAACAACTGATAATGTGCGAAGACCAAGAATATCAAACTTAACGCTAAGGCTTGCGACATCATTCATATCATAACCAGAAACCAAAGAATCATCATTAGTTTTTTGTAATGGCATAATATCTTCAACATCATAATAACTAATACAAATGCCTGATGGATGAACACCAGTATTCTTATTTAGACCTTCAAGTTTTTTAGCAATATCATAAGATTTAGGATATTGATCAGCATATTTTTTGAACGTTTCACTCTCTTCGTATGCAATACTAAGCTTTGCGACTTTTCCAAATTTTTTTGGAATTGAATCGCTGATTTCATTAACTTGAGTTTCTGAAAGCTCATCAACGATTTTGCCGCACTCTTTGATGCAAAGCTTGCCACTGAGTGTATTCAAAGTAAGAATTTTACAAGTCCTGCCTTTGTATTTTTGATTAATATAATCGATCACTTCTGCTCGTCGATCATAGGAAATATCATTATCTACGTCAGCAAGAAGTCCACCATCAAGATAGGTTTCACCATTATGTTCGATCTTTCTCGCACGACTTTTAGAAACAAATCGCTCAAAGAATAAATCGTATTGGATAGGATCAATATTGGTTACGCCAATAACATAAAGAACAAGTGATCCTGCCGCAGATCCACGACCCGCCCCAGTAGGGATTCCATTCTCTTTGCAATAGTTAAGAATATCCCAGTTAAGAAGAATATAATCAATAAAGCCAAGATCCTCCAAAACAGAAAGTTCTTCTTTTAGGCGATCATAATATTTTTGGACATTATCTTTCTTATCAATTTTCCTGCCGATAAGACCTTTGTGACAGAGCCTACGAAGAAAGTTGAAATTTGACTGATTTTCAGAACATCCTACGTAATCATAATATTTTTTTTCAATTTTGATTTGTGGCAGTTTTACTCCGACGGGAAATGGAGTTTCATATTTTTGATAGTTAGAAAAATTCATAGTTCAATTTCAAATAATTGTTTTTTAAAGATCTTATAAGTCATTTCGCAGTCATAGATAGCGTCATGCAAGCGTTTCTCATCAAAGGGGATTTCATATTTCTTCAACAAAGCCAACTGAGAAGCTTTGACCTTCTTATCTCTATGATTAAGAAGTCTATATTGCCAACTAATTAAATCATCTTTTTGCGCTGGAATCTGTTTCGCAATCGCCATTGCAAGACAACGAGTATCAATGATTCTATCGACAAACGAATAATCAGATTTTAATCCAATTAGCTTGCGCCAGATATTTAACATATAAACATCAAATCCTAAAATATTTTGTCCAATCAATTTATATTGTGGATCATAAAGGTATTTACCAAATAGATTAAAAGCCTCAATAGGGTCTATGGCTTTTCTTTCATAATGCTCATAAGAAAAACCAGTTACCTTAGCCGCTCCTTCGGACACTTTGAGATCGCTCCATTTAATATAAATATCAAATTTTTCAAGAGTCTTTTCTCCTTGAGAGACAGTCCAAGCTATCTGCCAAGGTTTAGAATGCACAAGATTTAAACCTTCTGTTTCAAAATCCCAAGTGACGTATTTTTGTTGCTTATCAAATCTAAGTAAATCAGTTTGCATTTTGTTCTAAGTAGCTTTCGAAGCAAAATTCATCGCTTCCAAAGTGATTAAGGTTTGGGCTAGAAAGAGAAGATGCTTTTCCAAAACTTCGATTACAAAGAATCTTATAGGTTTGAAGTGCTGCATAATCTTTTTTGTCTTTATAAAAAATAGATTTTACTATTTTTGTCTTAAAGTCATATCCACCACAAGTGAATTTGTCAATATGTCTATCTATAATCATATCGAATGGCAGATTATTGTTCTCTACAAAAAAAGATGGTTTAATCCTTGAGAAATCGGGAACGCAATTTGATAAATACATATGATTATTAAAAATAAATGAATCATAAAATGGGACAACTAAATCAACATTATCTTTTTGCCAAACTGAATTAAGATATTCAAAATCGATCCTTCCATTACAATTCATTGAAGCATGAGAAGAGATTTTATTCAGCAACTTGCAGCCATCATCATTTTTAGAAAATATAATTACTTTATGATTAGATGTAATGGATTCATCAGACGTATCATTGCAGCATGTTATTCTTAATCCAAAAATTAATTGGATATCATTATCTTTGCAAACGTTATGCGCTTTAATAAAGCCAGTCATTCTGTCTTCGACTAAGACTAATGTTTTAATATTATTATCATTACAAATAGTAATGATGCTATCTGGTCCATCGGATTCTTCTGAATCATCTAAAGTCAAAATACTCTTTCCAATGGAGTATGTTGATTTAAAAATAGGGGTCATACATTTAGTATAACCCCTATTATTATTTGAACAAGTCAAATTTTCGACTACTTTTGGAATTTTAGACAACCTCCGTAGTATTTCATCTCATGACTTCCGCCCTCTGGGATCATTTTTTCAGAAAACTCTTCTTCTCTGATGGATGTTACGAATTCTTTATTTTTATTAAAAATATGATAATAAAAGAATGGAAATTTGGCTGAACAATGCCACATAAGTGACCCATCTTTTTTAAGATGCCCTTCGTGATCAGCCCTACCACAAACTAGTTTGCCAGCAAATCCTTCGTCCTTTGCGGGATAACCTTTATCATAAGCGAAATTAGATTTAGCAGTATTCTCATCGAACTTGTTGATGGTTTCTTGAATTCCAGTAAGAAAGTATTCAAAGCCTTCAAGTTCATCATCTGAAAGCTGATCCATTTTTAGATGACCTTTTCCTCTTAGATCAAATTTTAAAAATAAAAATTCCGAATTTCTTTTGAGATAATCAGGATAAATATGTTTAACCGCTAGGCTGTACATTAAATCCTGCATGTTATCTTTTGCTTCCTTCCCTTCGAAAACGCCCTTAGACGTTTTAAAGTCTCTAATAAGGATTCTACTCTCCTCTTTAAATAAGAATAATTTGTCAATAAATCCCAAGATTCTGTAATTTTTGCCATCTTCGGAAACATTAATATCAAATTTCTGCTCATCAAAAGATTCACTGGGAGTCTTTTCTTCTTTTCCAAAGAAATCGAAATTGATTCCTTCAACACCCATTTGATTAATAAGATTTAAATTTTCTTGATCATTAATATCGTGTTTTTTAGCGTATGTTAGCACATATCTTCTAATAGCTGGATAAGAATAGAAATCTTGAGTTTCTACAATTTTATCATAAATATGTTTATGTCTAGGATTACCTAAGCATTCATAGATTAAATGGATGCAACTACCTCTTAAACTCCCATGATTAGATTTGTTGGGTAATTTAAGTTTATAATTTGTCCAGTAAAGCCAACTACATGTTTGCAGTGTTTTGATTCTGGATGCTGATAGTGGAGTATTAAGCTCGGTCATTGCAAAGTTTTGAAAATTTAGTTACGTCTTTGGTGTTGAAAAATGTAGGATTCTTTTCAATAAAGCTTAGAATAGCTTTGATTTGCTTATCTTTATCGATCTCTTGTGAGAGCCAGTCTTTAAGATTATACTCGCTTTCATGGGCAATTCCAAAATCATTATGAGGCTTTGGAGGAAGTTTAATGACTAGCTGATTAAGATCAAAGAATTTACTAAGATTCATAAAAATCTTAATAGATGAAATAAGTCCATGATTCTTTTCAGACTCGGCATCATTATTATTGGAAATAATGATTCGATTAATCTCTTTGCCGCTAAGATATGAAATAATTTTTGGATTGATACCAAGCCCAAAAGTGACTAGAGAGTTCTTAATTCCTTGATCGAATAACGCCATACTATCGCCAATGCTCTCCACAAGAATGACTTCTTTGGCTTGATCAATATATTCATCTACTGTTGTAGGAGCTGGAACATATGCTGGATAAACCCAATTCTTTCTTTTGCCAAGATGCTTCCATTTAGCGAAATCATTTTCATTATCTACTTTTCGCCCAGAGAATCCAATAATTTGTTTATTCTCATCATAGATCGGGAAAACCATTCTACGATACATCTGTCCTACGCCAGCAAGACCGACTTTGAAAAACTTTTGAGTAGTTTCTGAAATTGATTTATTTTTATAAAAATTATAATTTGGAAACAATCTTTCTAGTGCCGATTCTGGGTAAATTTTTTCCATTTCAATTAATTCTTTATTTTCTGTATAAACATATGTTTCGCCTTTTTGAATTCCATCTAAGATTGTTTTTAATCTAGATCTATCATCTCTAAGAGTGAGCTGTATTAAGGCTTCTAAAGGTTTTGAGCCTTTGTTTTCAATATAGTCATTCCATACTCCTGTATTTTTATATATCTGAACTGCTGTTCTGTTATCACCATTTCTATAAATGGCGCTAGTTCTCCAGTGATTTCCGCAATCAATAAGATTATAGCCTATTGACTCAAGAACTTCTTTGATCTTATTAGAATCTATCGAAATTGGGGATTTGGTCGTTGCTGTCTGTGTCATCTAGTTCTTCGTCTCCTTCTAGTGTTCTTGAAATATCCCTCAGATCTCCCCGCTCTGCAATGTTAAAATTAGCGAATTCCAAATTAACAAAATTCTTACGAAGCGTATCGCCAATTCGAACTGGTTCGATTGCGCCAGCAATATCCTTGCCAAGATGTCTTGCTTTGACGTTGATTAATTTATGAGTTCCGAATCTTACCCCCTCTGTTTGGATTTCATCGGCGGTTTTGTTTCTAAGGATAAACATGTGAGAACAGAATTGGGTAATGCGGTCTGAAAGAGATACAACGCTCTCATCGTCAATAACATTTGCTGACATTCTATTGTTCGTAATACCGCTCCTATTCGATTGGACCGAAGTGATCATGGGTATTACTGGATTACCATCTTCAAGAATCTCTTTTTGGATACACTTCTTAAATTTATCAACCATCTCACCAACAGTTTGCCACTCACTTTTTCCAGCACTAGATTCTGAAGTTGTTTTAATGTAATCAAAAGAAAAAATCATTTGATTACCACGGCCAACCTTAGAATAATAAAATCTTTTTAATGTATCAACCATTGAATCTACATCCATGCCGCCGACATTATAATAATAGAACTGAAGATGTTTAATCTTCGTCCAAACGCTACGGACCTTATCCACGATATCTTGCCCCGCTCTACGCCAGTTTCCACTCTCAATAAGATGCATTGGAACGCCCGAAAGAGCAGCGCACTGGCGCATTACCAATTCTTCCTTGCTCATCTCTCCATTGTCAAAATGTAATACTGGAACATTATATTTTTCACTAACTCTCGTTGCATAATGCATACAAAATTGGGTTTTACCAACTCCAGAACGAGCAACAATAACTGTGATGTTTCCTGGCCTCAGTAGAGATCCATATATTTCATTAACTTTTGGATGCGGACCCATCATACCGAACTCTGTAATGGGATTATTGCCCCTCTCTTCAATGATGTCTTCCATGTCAGCGTAGATATTCTCTGGAACGTCCTTGCCAATCTCATAGAGATTAATCTTGGAGTTATAAATGCCATCTGCACACTCGACAATTTGTTGATATGAAGATTCTGGTGATATGGATTTCATCGCCTTTGCCATCTCCTGAGAGGAGTTGAAAATTTCCCTGCGAATAGAAAATTTCTTTAGTTCTTTTGCTGTCTTAACCAGATTTCCCGCTGGAACTTTTCTCAATGCGAGCGACTTAATGTAATCAGACGGATTTAAGTTGTCCTCAAAAGATAACCCAATAGAATTAATTCTTTGGGCAATAATGATCTCATCAATCTCGTCGCCAGCATCAATAGCTTGCTTAATAATAGTAAAGATTGCACTATGAAGATTGCTCTGTTCTGAATAAAAATCAGATGCTCCAATAAAATTGGAGATCTGTGAAAAATGCTGCGACTCTTTAATGAGTCCAGCAAGTAATTGTTTTTCTATTTCAAAGTTATAAATCATATGTATATATAGCACCCTTAATTAACGAATGCAAGATCATTCATCAATCATTTCGGGATCATTGTCTGCTCTTTTAAGATAATCAGTCAAAGCTTTTTTCAAACCTAATTCGGTGATAACGGATTCAAAGCGAGAATAGATCATTGGATATCCCTTTTCGCTTACACACGCAATTATTAATCCTTTATATTTATCCGAATCTCCGCTTAATTCATAGAGTTTATTAACTAAACTTTCTGGAATGTTAAATTCTGGCTGTTCTTCTGGTTCAAATTCTTCCATATTATAAGTATATTTGTTGATTCTCAAAAAATTCCAAACAGATTTTATCTGTTGGGTAAATTTCCACTAATTTTAGATTGTTTTTTTGACAAAATTCATATTTTTTGTCGTCTCTTTTTAATTGTTGTAAATATTTAAGTCTATTCCCATGAAAAAATTTTACAAATTTTGTATGTTGCGCTCCTTGGACTTCTATCATGATTTTTTTATTTGCATTATAAAAATCAAAACTTAGCCTTGTTCCAACTAATCTAAATTCTTCAAAAACAATATCATGTTGCCAATATGGCTTTAAGAAGTTTTTAGTTTCTAATTGGAATTTACTTCTGCTTTTTTTGTTCCAATCAATTAAATATTTTTTAGGATTTTTAAGGGTTAATTCTCTATCGTTTAATCCAATAAATTTCATTAATTTAAATCTGAGATTGATCGCTTAAAATAACCAATCAAAAAGTCGCATAGTTTTTCATCATCTTCAATTAATTTAAATAGGTTGGCATCACCGTGAACTTTTTCTGGAAACTCTAAGCCATTTTCGTTAAGAAGCTCTTTAAATTCATCTACAGGATTAATCCATGCACCTTTCTTTTCTAAGAACTCCCAAGCATAAAGCAAATCTACAATTTCTTTTTGAACCCAAATAGAAGTCCCATTCTTTCGACCATAACGAATTGGATAAGTAATTGTCATGTTGGTTTTTTCATTTGGAGATTTTTTAATTGTCGCTTTGGCGAAATGACCAATGATTGGATTTTTTTTCAAATCAATTGTTTTATTTGCTGGATCTTGCAGAATGAGATCTCCTTTGTATCGAGGCTCAAATTCTACAATATAATTTGCAAAGTGCAAAAGAGCATTGCCTCCTGTCGCGCTTGTTTGGCGAATTGGGGCTTTGGAATATGGGTCGAGTTTAATGTCTGCTCTAACTTGGCTGATAAAAATTGCCATATGGCCGCGCTTTGTAAGTGCGATTGAAAGACGCTTCATAAAATTAGCAGCAATGACTGCACCACCAGCTACTTTATTGCTATCTTCGAAAGACTTATCAAGATCTCCTTTGGTAATGAGTCCATCCACAGAATCAAGAAGGAAGCAATACTTTGTCTTTTGTTCATTTTTTGCGACGAGTTGTCTCATCACTTCAACTACCGTTTCATAGATGTTGCTTTCAAATACGAAACAAGTGCCATCTACCCATTCATCCGCTGAAAATACAAATCGAACGCCCGATCTTTCTCTCATTTCTGGAGAAAGTCTTCCTTCGGCTTTGATATAAAAGCCCTTGGCATTGGGAAGGTTGTTGCAAAAATTCTTCATAACCTCCAACGATTCTGAGGTTTTGCCTCCTTCATTCATTCCAACAAAACGGTGAAGCCCTGGGCCAAATCCACCACCTAATTGTAGGTCGAATTGCAAAGATCCGCTTGATACCTTATAATCAATTTCATCTTCAAAATTATAATGATCTTCTTTATTTGTCTTTAAGAAAGATCCTAAAACATTTTGGGACGAAATTGGATCTTTTGTTTCTTTCACTTCTTTTGTTTTAGTCATTTAAAAATTGTTTTGCTGTTTTTGGTTTATGAATTACTTCAACGTCTTCTCCTTCTTTATCTCCAATAGTATAATCAATATATTTGCTAGAGTCAATCTTAAAATTAAAAGCCCTGAATTTTAAATCAAGAGTCATTTTTAATTTATCGCAAACAATGTATGCTAGTGAATCGAATTTCTTATCAAATGAAATAATATTCATGAATTCTTCAGAATACCTATTACAGAGATCATTCAATATCTTCATTTCTCGCATATAAAAAAGACGCTTATCCTTTGTGGGAACAAGCGTCAGTCTAGAAAGGATATCTTTCTTATTAATTTTTTTCTTTACTTTCTTCTTAGCCACGACCAAGTGTAACATCATTCAAGTCTGAGTCAACCATTTTTTTAACAAGACCTTTAAAATCTGTTTTAGGTTCCCAGTTAAGGAATGCTCTTGCATTTGTAGAATCGCCCCAAAGAAGTCCAACTTCTGCTGGACGATAAAATTTAGGATTAATACTCATTAAAATATCTCCAGTATAAAGATCATTGAAGGTTTCATGTAATCCTGTTCCACGCCACTCACCAATAAATCCTGCATGTTTAAAAGCTAATTCTACAAACTCTCTGATGGTGTGCGTTTCGTTTGAAGAAAGAACATATTCTGTTGGCAAGTCTTGATTAAGCATTAGCCAAATACCTTCGACAAAATCAGGGCAGTAGCTCCAATCTCTTTGGGAATTAATATTACCCAACTCCAAAACATCATAAGCTTGTTCGTTATCAATTGCGTGTTTAATTCTAGCAACTGCTTTTGTAATTTTACGAGTTACAAACTCCTCACCTCTTCGTTCTGATTCATAATTAAAACACCAACACTGGAGAGCAAAAAGATTGTAACTTTCTCTATACACCTTAATAATTTGTCTCGCAGCAATCTTAGATGCTCCGTATGGGCTTCGTGCGCGAGCGGGATGCTCTTCATTTTGTGGTATAGTTACAACATCTCCAAACTCTTCGGAAGATCCAAAATTAATATAACGAGTAGATGGGGAATTTTTGCGAATGGCTTCTAGTTGTCTCAAAACGCCCAAACAATTATACTCAAAATGTTGTTCTGGGCAATCCCAACTTGTTCCAACAAAACTATTAGCAGCGCAATTAATAAAGTAATCTGGTTTATATTTTTCTACAATATTATTTATGGAGTGACTGTCTCCGAGATCCATTAGTTCGAAGATAATTTTTTTATTATCTTTGATCTTTTTAATGTTTTCTTCATTGGGAACGCTGAGTCTCCTAGTAACACCTATAACGGTAATTCCTTGTGACAAAAGGAATTCTGCAAAAAAAGAACCCATTTGTCCAGTAACGCCTGTAACTATTGCTGTTTTATTCATATTGAAAATTGTATATTTGTTTAATTAGGTTTAAAAATTCGATATTGTCCATCGACTGTTTTGCATAATTGACATCAACATGCAACCATTGAACATTATCAATAGTATAAGATTTTTTAGGATTAATTCTATCTAAAGATGCGGTTGATTTATAATCTATACGGCTATTGGGAAATCTGAGGTCAAGCCCAGAAATAGCGCATTTTCTATTTTGCTTTAAAAATAAATTCCAAATATCTTCAATGTTTAAGTCAAAATCTAAATTTCTTCTTTTAGCTCCAAGTTTTATTCTATTGAAATGAGTTTGGCTAATTTCTCCGAACCCTTTCCATCTAGGACTTTTTGTATTAAAAGCGTGTTTGAGACAGCCACAGCTTTTGTAATGCCCGCCAATTAAATTCCACAATTCTACATGAGTAATGCTACCACAATGAACGCATTCACATTTAGCGAAAATTCTTTTTTCTTTTCTCTCTGATCTACATAGCAATCTCAAGCCACCAAAAACTTTATCAACATTCAATTCTATTGTTTTGCTCATTCTATTTAATTACACATAGATTATGTTGTTTAATAAAATTTTTTATATGTTTTTAATAAAAATCAACCATATGACTACCATCTTGACCAGTTACTCCAGTGACAATAATTGATTTTTTATCAATAGATACTTTTGCAGCATCTTCAATATTTAATATGTCCATATGATCTATTTTTTTACCTATCTACTTGTCTTTAAGATTATTCATATTAAATAATTATTTTAATAGTATATATATAAAAATAAATATGTCAATTTATTAATTTTAATATTAAATCATTATAATTTTTAATAATATTAGACCAATCAAAATTTTTAATTCCATATTCTCTAATTTCTTTTCTATATTTTATTGATTTCAATCTATTTTCTTTAATTATGTTTTCTACATAGGTTAGATCATTTATTTTATCTTCGGGTATAATATCAATAAATGGAAGAGATAGATCAAGACCTGCTGTAGCATATTCAGAAATAACTAGTCCAAGGCCGCATATTAAAGCTTCTTTAGTTACTAACGGATCAGCTTCTCCATCACTAAGAAGAACTAAATTAGAGTAATTGGTTAAATTATTGTAAAGATATTCTTTGGGCCATTCACCTAAATAATTTTTAATATTTGTATTAAATCTTTGTTCTATGCAGTTTCCAGCAAAATGAATATCTTTAATATTTTGAAATAAATGCTGTCTTTTTCTGTAATCTATTTTTGCAAGAAAAATAGATTTATCTAAAACATTTTTAGTATTACATTCGAACCTAAATAAATCAACACGCGCTCCATTAGGAGTAACGAATAATTTTTCTTTTTTTTCTCCAAGACTTATAAATGTTTCTTTAATACCTTCTGAAAGACAAAAATTATAAAAGTCATAATCTAAAAAAGCCCTTAGAATACGGTGATATCCATAATGATTTTGATATTGTTCTATATATCCAAAATGACTTGTTGCTGCTTTATGTTTACAATTTATAAAAGGTAAAACATCAATAAAATCATCATATTGTAAATGAACAAAATCAGGGTTAAATAAATTAACTTGATCTATTATTTCTTGTTTATTGTTTGTATTCACAATTTGGACATCATGTCCAAGTTTATCTAATTCTTGAGAATAATCCCAAATTAAAGACTCTACAGCTCCCCATCCAAGCGGAGGAATTGGCATAATTCCAGGACCAATGATTGATATTTTCATGTTTTATTATAATTGTTATTTTAAATAATTAAATAATGGAAGATGAGTTCCATTTAATTTAATTATTATGTTCATTAATTCTAAATTTTGTTTAGCAAAAATAGCTAAAGCGAATTGTTCATTATTTATACAATTAGATTCAATTAAGTATTTAAAAATATTATCAATTTCTTTAGATAACTTATTTATTATAGTTTTACCTCCACCAAAAAGAGTTCCAACTAATATGCAATTATTATCCCAAATATAATTTTCAATATTTAATTTATCAAAATTTTTAATAAAATTGTTATTGCCTTGTATTGTTAATTTATTTTTATCTAATTTGAATTTATTAGGCCATTCTTGATTTAAATCAAATCCATTAAAAAACCTACTGCATCCTGCATCCATCCAGAAAAAATAATCATCTGTATTTTGTTTTGCAGTGTTTTTTAACCATTCAAATTTAGAATATTGAATAATATTATACTCTGGCAAATAACACTCAATTCTATTAAGATCATTCATTTTTGATTTAAAATAATCAGAATTGATTATTTCTGTTATTTTAGTTTTCCATTTATAAAAAGGAGTTTCTTCTAAATTTTGAATAATAATTTTTGTGTCATATTCATTATTTCTATTTTCTTTTATAAAATGTTCAAATTTTTGTTCAGTATAAATAGTCATATTGCATTTGATTTTAAGAGTATCTTTGAACCAACTTAAATATTCATTTATACTCCTACCATCTCCTATTTTGTCTCTTTTAATATCAAAAAGAGCAGTAGTAATTCTTACTTTCATATAGTATTAAATAAATTATAAATCAAACTTCTTATAGGTTCTTGGTAAGACGCAGATGGATCTCTTCTAAAGAAATCACAATGCAAACAAATTATTTTTTTAAATTCTAAGTCAAACTCATTTTTACCATAAAGAATGTTATTATCTAATTTTAATGGCATATCATGCAACGAACAATGATTTAAAGATCCATTATAATATATAACATTATTTTTATACTTTTGTAGTATAGAATTTAAAATTGGTTCGTCATATATTCCTTTTATATAATCTTGATTATTATATATGGAATCGTGTAAATCAAATGTTTCTTTGATGATTTTTAAATTTATTTGATTTTTTTCAAAAAAGAAAACTCCACCAGCACATAATTTCATTTCATCTGTTAAATTTAATTTATCTAAATAAAAAAAAGTATTAGAATCCGTTTCTGCTTTTATTTTAAATTCTTTTATTGTTGGAACCCAAAAATGTTGTGCAATTATAAAATTACCTTTAGACTCTTCTATTAATTCGTTTAATGGATTAACTAAAACAGTATCTGTATCTAAATACAGGTTATATTTAGATGTAGTCAGCAATGAAATATAAAATTTATATTGCCATATAATATGTTTATATTCTTTTAATTTATCTATTTTTATATGAGATAAATCAATTATTTTTAAATTGTTAATTTTTAAAAAATCAATTTTATTATCAAAGTCTCCAATAAGAATATTACAATTTGGATATATATTTTTAACGCTTTTAATAGATCTTTGAAGATTTAAATAATGTTTTTCTTCTCCTCCAACTATATATATAAATGTTATATCATTCATTTTTTCCAATATTGTGGTATATTTATTTCAATATCAGAATTAAAAATAAAACTTTCTAAATCTTTTTTTTCAGAATTAAAATTTTCTGAATTTTTTTTCATAGCTACAAAAATTAAATCTCCATCTCGATCATATTTAATTCTTTTCATTTCTAATAATGTATAATCATTATCTTCACATAATTTATTAAAAAATCTTTCATCATAATAATATTTGCAATGACCTATCCAATTATTTGGAGTTGGTATTTCATGAATCATAACTCCATTAATTTTGCATAAATTATGAATATGTAAAAATGGTTCATATTGATTAGGTTCTATATGTTCTGTTGTGCCAAAATTAGTAACCAAATCGAATTGTTCATTAATTGATATAGTTAATTCATTTAAATCTATTGGCAAAGAATCATCTAATCCTGTAATATCAATAGATACATGTTTTTTATTATAAAATTCACAGTATTTTTTAACTGGAGTTTGATAATTAAATCCATTTAATTCTTCTGGATATTTATCTATGCATTCTTTTAAAAAAGTTTGATTTCCTAATTCTAAAATAGAACTGCAAGGTTCTAAATATTTTTTGAAATCTTCAAATATTAATTGGGATATCGCCATAATTATTTTGTAATATACCAAGATTGATAAGATGATTCATTAGTCAAGTTAAAATTATTACCAAAAAATTCATGAACAGCTTTATTTACTCCGAATTTTTCATAATCTGGATGATCAATATCTGGGTTAAAATCATGACCAGATAAAATTCCTCCTTTTTTTAATTTTGGAAACCAATTTTTAATATCATTAAAAACAGCTTCGTATGAATGATCCGCATCTATATAAATCCAGTCAAAATATTCATCTTCATATAACAAAGAGGCTTCATCACTTTTTGATTTTATTATTTTAACATTTTGTTTATCAGAGTATTTATTAATAATATTATTATATCCTCTTTCTACTTGACCAGGATTTTGTGAAAAATAAAAATCATTGCCTTCTGTTTCCCACATATCTATCAAATGAATTTCATATTTATCGTTATAATAAATATCAGTATATCCACCATACTCTACTCCTATTTCAGCTATCTTTGCATTAGGACTGCTTACTAAATTAATTAATTCGTTTCTGTTTATATTCATTTATTTATTCCTTCAAATTTTGGATATTGATTTATATTTTTTTCTTTATGTATTATTATTTTATGAATTGGAAGTTGCCAATTTTCTGGATAGCAATATGATGATGATATTGTAACAACTTTATCTTTATTGTCAAATAAATAATAATTTAAATGTGATTCATCATGCCATTTAGCTACAATATTATTGTCTAAGTCTATTTGTGTATTATTTTTTAATTCAGAAATCATTTTACATACTTCATTAGATGATCCACCCCAAAAACATCCTTGGTGATAAATGCCTTCGTTTTCTGGCAATATATATGCAGTTGATTTTGGATTAGTCTCTATGTCCCACATTTTGCCATATGCATAAATTCCTGGGTGCATAACTCCAAATAAATCACATACAGGAAATTCATTTATATTCTGAATAACTTCTAAGTCGCAATCAAAATATATGACCATATCATAATTAGTTAAATCTTTTAATACTTTTTCAAAATAATGAAATCTTTTTAATGTAATAAATGGCCAAGGTTCGTGTTGTATTTGATTAAATATTACATTTGAATATTTATCAGATACTGTATCTTTATCGGCAAATACAAAAATATCTTTTTTATTTAGAGGTAGAAACTTGTCTTGAATAGATTCAATTAGTGGATTTAAAAAATCTTTATAATTATTTGTTGCTATTGTCAGTATTGCAATTTTTATATCGTTGTCCATGATTTAGGTATTAAGTCTTCTAAAAATCCATCAGTATCATTTAGACATATTTCATTCAAATAATTGTCTGTAAGCCAAATTTTAGGTGCAATTACTTTTTTATTTGAATTTGAATTTAAATAAGCAGCCCACCAACTAAACGTAGAATTTGTAATAATATTATTTTTGCATTTACTCATTAAATATAAATCTTCATAATCTTTATTGCCTTCTATAAAGATAAATTTATTTGATGATAATTCATTTAAGTTATTTTTGCACCATTCAATATCATTAGAAAATACAATAAATATAGTTTCATCATTAAAATGTTTAATGGATTCTTTATAGTAAGAGGTATCTTGAATGGGATAATTTTGAGGAAGAGATAGATAATCACCTCTTCGTACATGCAGAGAACATGTATTATCTAAATTCAATATCTGTTGATATTTTTGATTTAGTAAATTATCTTCATAAGTAAATAAAGATAAAATCTCATCTTTAAAATTTAAAAAATATTTTTCACTATGAAAACATCCTCTAAAAATTAAATTGTGATCATATGCGGGTATATCAGTGTGTCTATATGTAGATTCCTGTAGTATATTAAAATTTTCACTTGATTCTTTAAAATTTAATTTAGATAAAAAATTAGATTTATATGTATTTAAATGAGGGTGATTAGTTTGTGTGTATAAAGATTCAGATAAAAATGGATCTAAATTATTTTTTAATGCATACGCATATATACAAGCTATTTGAAATAGTATATTACCAAGGCCTCCTATAATATATGGATAAATATGTTTTTTCATTTATGAATAAAATATACGTCTTTTCTATCTACTTCATATTTTTTAAATTTACTAGTAAATGGTTCTCCAATCATTAAATTTTTGTTTGATAATAAATGTCTAAATACATATTGACCAACCCACATATCAGAATTAAAATCTGGATTTTCAAGTTTTATTCTTGTATCGCAAAATTTATTTAAAAAATTTAATATATTGTCATAATTGCCGCCAATTACTCCCATATTAATTAATGCTAATCTTGATTCATTTAATAGGAAATACATATAATTTTCCCAATTTGCTTTTTTATGAATAGTTGAATATGAAAATTCACTTAATAAAATACTATCTTTACAGATGAAGAAATCTATTAATGGATTATCATTAATGATTTGTGTTGGATCATTAACTATTATAACATCCGAAGAATCTGTTAAAAATATATTATCAAATTTATTATTTTCTAGATAATTTTTATAACAAAAAAATCTCCAATCATTATTGGAGTATTCGGAGATTTCAACTTTGACAAATTTAATTTTATCTGTTGTGTATTGGTTTATAAAATCATCTGATAAATTATCATAAAAAATTCTTGCTTCAAGATTTAATTCTATAATAGAATTATACCATTTTTCAATATATGAAATATCATTTTGAAGCACTCTTCCATCGGAAGATCTGCCAATTACAGCTTGATCATTAGGATCATTAGGGTGTATTTTTTTAGAAAAATATGACGTAAAAATTACTGAGTTCATACTAATGCATGATTATATAATTACAACTCTTCTTCTTCAATAAATATTTTGACTTCAGCAAGATTTTGATTTTATAAAATCAAATGTTTTTGTTTTTCTGAATTCTAAGTAATTAAGCTGTTTTGTGGCTGTTTCTTGAATGTCTTCTATTGTTATATTGCTTAAATCTGGCTCTGTATATACTTTTGAATTTGGATCTATATATATGTATCCAAATTTTAAAAGTTTTTCGCAAAAAAGTACATGTTCACAATCTCCATTAGTTGACCATTCTGTTTGTTGAAAATGATCATTTAATAAAATAAAAAATCCTCCGAAAGAAGAGGTACATTTAATTGGTTTTTTAAGAATCCAGTCTAGTCTGTCTTTAGACTTTATAAATGGGCAATCCGTAAAAGAAATACCTTTTTGTTTATCAACATCTCTTAAGGCATGAACATCGTAAAATATATCAGGACTAGTTTTATATACTAAATCTTGAACATTGATTTGACGAACATTAGGTGTTATTGCCACCGCATCTTCTAATTCGTTTAATAAATTAATTTGTTTTATTAAATTTTCATTATTGAATTCTATATCTGAATCAATTAGTAAACAATATTTGCTTGTTGAATTTTTTCCTAAATTTTTACATTTATTTCTGCATTGTGCCAAAAATTCCATTCTATCAATATCAGGATTAGAAATAAACTTTTTAATTTTTAAATCTTCATGTTCAAATGACCCCTTTCTTGTAGAAAGCCATTCTGATAAAATTTTAACTGTATTATCTTTTGAGTCGTTCTCATAAAAGAAATACTCAAAGTCATAATTTAATTTTTCTAAATCTTCTAATTGAGATAAAGTTTTATAAATATGGGGTTCGCTATCTCTCCAAAGTGAATATACTGAAACAGATTCTCTCATATTAATGAGAGATTATAAATCAAACTTCGTCCTCTTCAATAAATATTTTGACTTCTTGCAAGTCTGGATTTTCAGTAAACAAATCTTCTTGAGAAGCGAATGTAGATTCATCCCAGTCCCAATCTAATCCATCATCATCGCTCAATAAAAACTTTTCAGCAGAAGCTAAAGAAGACACTGGTTTAGAACTCCAGAATTTACATGACCAATAACGAGCTTTCCACTTTGGGCCAACATTAGTATCGCACTGGTGTCTAGCTCTAAAATTTTTGCGTCTTGCTGGATCATCACGTTTGATTTCCATATTAGGATCGCCAAACTTAACAACTACAGTATTGCCTTTGTCGTTTTTGACATAAACGCCAAACTTTTTATTAGATCCAGAAGGTAATCTAAATGGTTTGTTAAGGGTCTTTTTTTCAGCATCAGAAAATTCTAAATCTTCAGCCTCTTGATCTTGATCCCAAACCTCTATTCCTGCATAAATTAAATCTAATTTGGCCAAATCAAATTCAATATCTTGAAAATCCCAAAATGCTTCTCCTTCTCTTTCTAAATAATAAAGATCATGGCCTTCCGCAACATCTTGGTCTGCTTTTCTATAAGAATCTTTAACAGATCCCCCACGAAGCATCTTTAGAAACATATTAACTCTGGCCATTGCCCATCCGCCTCTTGTCATTCCAACTCTATGACTAGATGAGAATGCTCCAGCGCCGCGACGATAAATCTTTTTTAATTGCCCAAGAGTTGTCTTTTTTTCGTATTTTGCATTATGCTCTTTTACTTTGCTCTTCAAAGCAGAAGTGATTTGTTCTGAAAAAGTAATAGAAGAAGATTTTCCAGATGATGCTGAATCTTTTTTATTTTTTGACGATCCACTCTTTCTCTCTTCTGGTTTAGCTGGAGTCTGAGCGTCACTTTTTGGTCCAGAACTCGCAGCTTCAGAAGAATTAGAAAAAAACTCTTTTATTTTATCAGAAAAATCGAATTCCATTGTATTATGGTTACACATTTTTAAATAAATCATCCCTCACAAGTCGAACAATTTAAAATTGATCTAGCAAGTTGTTGGCTTGGGTTACTTGATCTTTGATAGTATAAGCTTTTGATTCCTTGTTCCCAAGCAAAAATCATTAATTCATTAATATCTTTTGGTTTAGTAGAGGCTGGGACCATAATATTAAGGCTTTGTCCTTGATCAATATAGTGCTGCCTTTGCGCTGCCTGAATGATGATTTCTTTTTGAGAAATTTCTCCAAAAGTTTTAAATACATCTTTTTCTTCTTGAGTGAAAAATGAAAGATGCTGAACAGATCCTCCGTGAGAAAGTATATCTTTCCAAATTTCTGGAGTATTCATGCTTTTCTCTTTGAGAAGATTCAAAAGATATGGATTTCTATATGTAAACTTTCCTTTGGCAAGGTCTTTCGTAAAGTAATTACTATTCAACGGTTCGATTGATGGAGAAATTTGACCAAGAATAAATGAACTTGAAGTAGTTGGAGCTACAGCAATGGTTGTGGAGTTTCTTCGGCCATAACCTTTTAAAAGTTCTGGCTCTCCAAAAATTTCAGCCAGTTCTTGAGTTGCTTTATCGCATTTTTCACGAATAGTTTTCCAAATTTCAATATTTAAAAATTTTGCATCTAGTGATTCAAATGAGATTAGCTTTGCTTGCAACAGAGAATGCCATCCAAGGACTCCGACCCCTAATGCTCTCTGCGTCATAGCAAACTTTCTCGGAGCCTCCATAAACGCTACTCCTTCTGTTTTATCAATGAATTCAGACATGACTGCATCTAAAAAGTAGACAAGAGTTTCAATAGCGTCGGTTCCGATCATAGCGTCCCATCGCTCAAGATTAAGCGACGAAAGATTACAAACAAATGATTCATCTTCTTGGTTAGATAGAAAGATTTCTGAGCAAAGATTAGAATTATTAATTTTTAATCCTTTATCTTTATAGACTTGCGGGGCTTGGTCATTAGCGTTGTCAGAAAAGAAAATATATGGATAGCCAGTTTCAAATCTCTTTTTAATTACTAGTCCCCAAATCTTTCTAAGATCTTTATCTCCATCAATCATTTTATGCATCCATTCGTTAGAGACACAAACACCAATAGACATTTCTTGGATCTCATGACCATCTCCACGAATCTTCAAGAATTCTTCAATATCTGGATGATCAATAGGAAGATATGCCGCAAAAGATCCGCGACGAACATTGCCTTGAGAAACGACATTCATGAGCTTATCATAAAGCTCCATAAAATGGACAGAACCTGTAGACTCTCCACCAGAATTAATAGGAGTTCCTCTTCCGCGAAGCTCTCCAAAATAAGCTGAAGTTCCTCCACCCATTTTAGTCATAATGCCAACTTCAGAAAGCTTTCCAAGAATACCTGACATTGTATCTGGAATATAAGATCCAAAACAAGAAATAGGAAGACCTCTTTTGCGGCCAAAGTTAGACCAGATTGGGCTTGACAATGAATAAAAACCCTTTGCCATATATCCTTCAAACTTTTTAGCAAAACCATCAATACCTAAATATTTTTCAGCAGTATTTGCAATGTCTAAAATTCTTTGTTCTGGTTCTTCTCCTTCAATAAGATATCCTCTTTCCAGAAATTTTCTAGAATCCTTGTTTAGCCAATAATATTCAGTAGTCATAATTTATTTTTTTGTTTTCTTTTTTCCCAAGCTAATTTCATTTTTTCTCTAGTTGATTCGTTATGAATTTTTCCAAACATTCCATTACGATCTCCTTTTGATGTTTCTTTTTTCTTTGTTTTTGTCTCTTCTGAGACTGGATTATTTTTATAATAATCCTTCATAATATCAGAATGTTTTTTCCTATTTTCTTCCTCATTCCATCTTTTTTTATTTGCTTCTGATATTGCAGTTCTCTGAGCTTCATTATTCCATGTATCATATCTCTCTTTTCGAGTATTTACCATTTTTTCATAAACTTCTTTTGGTCTGCTTGTTTTTTCTTTATTTTGTTTTTCTATCGTTACTTCAGACTTAGGCTTTTTCATTTTATTTTTAGTTAAATCTGAAAGTTTATAGCCTCCTTTATTTACGAAATTTTTTCCACCATTATGTAGATTAATGAATTTTGGATTTTCTGCTGCATTTACTTTTCGTAAAAATTTTGATTCATAATACAATGCTTCATCGGCAAAATTAAAATGTTTGATTTTTAATACATCGAAAGATTCCAAACCATCTATTTTTATAATATTTTTTATAATTTTTGATGTTGTTTTATAACCCTTTTCTGTCATTAAATTTGAAGAGTCTGCTAATGAATTTATTTTGCATCCAGCATAGTATTTTTGACTAGGTATATGTCTTATTATGTAGAAATAAGGAGTTTTCATATTTCTATTTACACTAAAAGACCTATTGAATATCAAAATAAATCATCTTCTCCAAATGATTGATTTTTTTTGGAGTAACCAGTATCTCTGGAATGGAAAAAATCAGTCATATTATTGCCCAAAAGTTCCTCATCAAACCACGTAGTAGATGATAGCAGATCTTCGTTTATTTTAAAGACTTTTTTGAATCCAATTTGAATTAAAGATTCATTGATTCTATTTTTAATAAATTCTTTTAATATTGGAGCAGAAAGCGACTTCTCTTCAATTCCATTAATCATCCAATCAACAATTTTGCTTTCTGATTCAAAAGCTTGTTCTGCTTCATGAGCGATTCTATTTTCTAATTCTTCATCAAACAATTCTGGATATTCTTCGCGAATAGTGTTGATGATTTTGATACCAACAAGAGCATGAATGTTCTCTTCGTTACGAGTATATTTGACTTGTTGATCAGTATCTTTCATCACGTTTTTAAAACGTGCAAAATGATTGATAATATAAAATTGAGAAAACAAAGAAACATTTTCAACGAAAAGTGTGAAAAGAATTAAAGCGTATAAATATTGTTTCTTGGAATCTTTATAAAATTTATGAGTATATTTACGAAGATATTTCACTCTTCCTTGAATCCATTCAAGTTTCAAATTTTCTTCAAATACGTCTTCGATATCCAATACATTCAAAAGTCTTTCATAAGCATTATTGTGGATAACTTCCACATTCGCCATAACATAACCAAGATCTTGTAAGGATGGATGAGGAAGATTATCTCCAAGTTTCGCCCAAAATGATTTTACTGCAACCTCAATTTGACCAATAGCAGAAAGAGTTCTAACGATTATTTCTCTTTCTTGATCTGTTAAATTTACTTTGAATTGCTGAACATCGCTTTTAAAATTGAACTCTTTGTCGGTCCAAAAGCCATCATGCATTGCTTGTATAAATTGGTCTGTCCACTGGTATTTATTCGGCTTGCGAGATATTTGTTCTTCAAAGATCATAGTAATATGATTACACTATAAGGCAAGATCGAGAGTCTCGCAAGTAAAAAAATAAAAGTTTTTTGTCTTGACACTAAAAATATTTCTGTGTATAATTGAAGAATCTTACAGTAACGTATGTGCTTAAGCCGACGTTTAATAAATAAAATTAAACGATATCTTATTTGTTTAATAAACGATTTATAATCAAATAAGATAAACGTTTACGAATAAAGAAAACGAAATCGTATACGAATTAATATTATTTATAAATCGTATACAAATAGTATATAAATAATAAAGATATCTATTTTATGTGTTGACTTATTAAAAATATAGTATAAACTAATAGTTAGGATCAAAATGATAACTAACAAACATATTATAGCTATAGCTGGTAACGCTAGATGTGGCAAAGACACTTTAGGTAAAAATATTTCAGATTTATTGAATGAATACGGAATAAATTCATCTACTTATTCGTTTGCTGATGAATTAAAAAAAGAAACAGATAAGTTTCTGCTTGAAACTCTTGGTATATCAGCTTATACAAATAATGATGAAGAGAAATTAATAATTAGGCCATTTTTGGTTTTCTGGGGAACTGAGATTAGGAGAAAAATTAATCCGTCTATATGGGTAGATAAAGTCTTTGAAAGAATTAAACCTAACGAAGTTGCAATCATTACTGATTTAAGATTTGAAAATGAATTTGATTTTGTTAGATCAAATAATGGATCTTTAATATATCTATCTAGAATAGATGTGAACGGAAACCAAATACAACCAGCCAATGATTATGAAAAATTAAATAACGAATTTTTATCACAAAACGCTGATTCTAATTTCACATGGCTATCATCTGATGATTCATCATTGCTTAAATTATTGTCTAATGAAGCTTTAGAAACTATCCTAACTGAAGAAAGGTTTGAAGAATGGAAAGCGATATCTCTTTAATAACAAAAATTCAGTCAAAAAATGACGAGCAGAGTCTATTGGAATTAATCAATAGACATTCTGGAATCTATACATCTATGGTTGATAGATTTGCTTCTGGAAAAACTATTTTAGATAAGGATTTAATCATGGATGATAAAGATTTCACCATTTATGCATCTGCTTTAAAGTTTGATTCTAGCAGGGAAACTAAATTTTCAACTCATTTAGCTAATGAAGTTAAATGGAAGTGTTTAAACGCTATTAATAAAATTAAAAAGCGCAAAGAATGCAGCATAGAGGATGAATCCAATTATATAGAACCATCGTGCGATGATTTTTTATCTTCCATAAATGAAAAAGAAACATTAAGAAATTTTCAAAATCTATTAGATAAAGAAAATGATAAAAGAGTGAAAAAAATTATTGACATGAGGTATAATAGCGTTAATAATAAACTAACTTCATGGAAAATTATAGCTTCTGATTTACAAATGAGTATTCAGGGATGCATAAATATTCATAACAAATTTATAAACAAACACAAAAAAGAATTATGTATAACACAATAGTAACAGTATGTCATCTGGTTTCAGATCCAGAACTTAAGGAAATTAGCGGAGGAAAGAAGGTTTGCAAGATGCGCGTTTGCGTATCAAGCTCAAATGCAAAGACCAAAAATTTTATTGACGCAGAAGCGTGGGACAGGCAAGCTGAGATTTGCTCTCAATATCTAAAGAAGGGTCGAGAAGTGCTTATTCAAGGTGAGCTTTGCATGGATTCTTGGGAAAAGGATGGGAAGAAGGCTAGCAAGCATTTCATCAGAGTTGGGTCAATCCAATTCTTGGGAGGCAATGGCGATGGCAAAAAGGATGCAAACTCTAACGCCACAACTGCCACAGCACAACAAACAGCCTCTTTATCTCCTTTTGAAGACGAAATTCCGTTTTAATTATGAAGTTACTTGTAGAAGCCCCTATTAATTCGCTTTCACTTGGAAATGTTTCAATAAACTTTCTCAAAGAATTAAAAAATAAAAACGTTGAAGTTGGACTTTTTCCAGTAGGAAATATTGACGTTCAAGCTTATGATTTAAGCACTGATTTTACATCATGGCTCCAAGAAGCAACAAATAATAAATTTAAATTTCTTAACAAGGATACTCCACAGCTTAAGCTTTGGCATCTAAACGGGAGCGAGAATAGAAAAAATGCAAAACAATATTTATACACATTTTACGAATGCAATGAGCCAACTAGCACAGAAGTATCTATTGCTAAAGCTCAAGATAACGTGTTTTTTAGTTCGACATATTCTGCAAATAAATTTATAGAAAATGGATGCGAAAATGCATCTTTTATTCCGCTTGGATTTGATAGCACATTTTTTGAAACAAAAAAGAAATATCTAAATGATGTTATCCATTTTGGAATAATGGGCAAATTTGAAAAGAGAAAAAACACTGGAAAAATCATCCAAAACTGGGCCAAAAAGTATGGTAATAACAATAAGTATCAATTAACTTGTTGTGTTACAAACCCATTCTTTAAGCCAGAAGATATGCAAAATATTATTCAAACAGTTCTTGAAGGAAAGAGATATACAAATATTAATTTCCTTCCATATCTTCAAAAGAATTCAGAAATCAATGAATTGCTTAACGCTATTGATATTGATCTCACAGGATTAAGTTTTGCAGAGGGATGGAATCTTCCTAGTTTTAATGCTACTTGTTTGGGCAAATGGTCTATTGTCCATAATGCAACAGCACACACGGATTGGGCAAATGCTGAAAACAGCATTATGGTTGAATCTAGTTCTGAAATAGAGTGCTATGATCAAGTGTTCTTCCAAAAAGGTTCTGAATTTAACCAAGGAACTTGGCCAATTTATTCTGATGAGGCAATGTTTGCTGCGATGGAGAAAGCGGAGAAAAATTTTGGAAAGATCAATACAGAAGGATTGAAGCTCGCCAATAGTATGACTTATTCCAAAACAGTCGATTCTATCTTAGCGAACATTTTCAAATATTAAAATATGCCTATCTACACCTACTTCAGAGAATCTACAGAAGAGTTTATTGATGTATTTCAAGGAATGAATGATGTTCACGAATATAACGGAGTAGATGGCAATGAGGACGACTGGAAGAGGGTCTATTACTCTCCTCAAATGGCAATGGATACTCAGATAGATCCTTTTAGCTCAAAGCAGTTTAACGATAGAACTAGAGACAAAAAAGGCACAGTTGGGCATATGCTTGATTATAGCGCAGAAATGAGCGATAAAAGAGCTTGTCAAGCTGGTGGAGTTGATCCAGTAAAACAGAAATATTTTGAAAACTACTCTAAAGAACGTAGGGGAGCAAAACATCAAATGGAAAAACAGACCTTCGAAGGTAAGAATTTTAAAGTAGATTATGGAAAAGACTAAATAATTGCAGTAGTTCTACTACATTCTATAAAATTAGAACCATCAGAAACAAATTCTATAACAAATATTCTATTTGCAGTAACTGAAATAGTACCTTGAGTTCTAAATCCAGTACTAAAGGTAACAACAGAAGCAGATGCATATCCTACTAAAATTAATGTAGATTTAGTTCCTGCTATTGGGACATAGGTTGTTATGGTGTGTGTAGTAGCAGAACAAGTAGCTCTTCTTACTGAGTATTTATTTAGTAGCATATTTAAATTTGTGGTCACTGCTTGATCAAGATAATAAAATCCTACTTGCCCATCAGATGTAATCGTTACATAATTAGTATTATTAGCTCCCAAATAAAGATTAGAAGCGCCGCCCGACGCTCTAACATATCCATTAGAATTGTCCCCTTGTAACAAAAGATTATTTGAATAAATTGGATCAGTAAAAGTTTTTGTTCCACCAATATTTTGATTTCCAGTAGTATAAACTCCATTCGTCACGCTTGCGGCATTAGTCGCATTAGTCGCACTAGTCGCACTAGCCGCACTAGTAGCTGTGGCGGCATTTCCATTAATACTGCCAACAATTGTAGAGCTAAAAGTTTTTATCCCATTAATAGTTTGTGCGCTAGCTAAATCAACGACTCCCCCAGCATTCCAATTAACTGCTAAACCATTACCTAATGTAATAGCATTAGCCCCGCTTTGATTCAAAACATACTTATAAGTCTCATTTACATTAGTTAATCCTAAGTCCATATATTTATATACACTTTAAATTAAAATAAAATACACTTCAAACATCTAATGACTCTATTACTGGAGCATAATATGGAACATACGGCGGAATCTCTAATTGCAATTTATTCCAAGCGTCCAATGGCTCAACTGCCGCAAGAATAGCATTCATTGCCACAGCAACTTCTGGAACTTCTTGAACCGCTTTCCATAAGTCTCTTACGTGGATATTTTTAACTGTTCCACCGCCAATTTCTTTTGTTAAAGAATTATATGGAGCGGCAGAAATCATTATCATTCCTTGATCTACGGAATTTGAGTCAATGCGTATATTTTTCAACCATAAATGAGGAAATTGCTTTTCTTCAGTTGCTGGTATTATAATAGGCTGTTCGTTATTAAGTATCATATTGTTTATATATTAAAATGTTGAAATGAATGTTCTGCCCCAAAGATTTATTCCTGTGCATATATAAAGACCAGATCCACTGACTTTTAGTTCTCCAATATTACCGATCTGAGAAGAAGATCCAGTAAATTGTGGCAATCTTAAATAAACTCCACTGGCGAAGTCAAGAGAGCAAGAATGCTCTCCTCTTGAATTATGATCTCTATCTTGACCATCAGCCCAAACTCCAGCTCCAGAATGAGATTGTTGTATATTGGCTTTTCTTCCCCCTACGATTGAAGAATAATTTCCGCTCGCTACATTAGTACTACCACCGCCAATAAAAGAATAATCCCCTTTCGCTTGATTATAAAATCCAGCAGCAACAGAAGAAGAATTGGCACTAGCCACATTAGCGGAACCACCTCCAATAAAAGAAGCATACCCATTCGCTACATTAGAAGCCCCTCCTCCAACAAAAGAAGAATTAGCACTGGCTATATTACCACGCCCCCCACCAATAGAAGAATCTGTATTGCTAGCTGTATTGCTACCACCACCTCCGACAAAAGAATGATTTCCATTCGCTTTATTATTATCTCCGCCAGCGATTGCAGAATATGCCCCTAATCCAGTATTAAGTCTTCCAGCGCCAATGAAAGAATGATTTCCACTAACTGTATTATTTTGGCCACCAACTATAGTTGCATAATTTTTATAGACATTATTTCTAAGTCCACCACCTATAGTTGCATATACTAATCTATCAACATAGAGCTGACCTGACGAGCCAGTTCCAGTGGCTCCACTTATATTATTTTGTACACCACCAACTATAACAGAATGATTTGCACTTTCGATTTTATTTCTATCTCCACCGCCGATAAAAGATCCAGTATATGTGAATATATTTACATTAGTATTTAAACCGCTGCCAGTAATTCCAATTATAGAATTAAGATCTCCTCCAACAATAGATGAGTAATATCCACTTGTTTTATTAGTCACCCCTCCACCAATAAAGGAATAATCTCCATTTGCAGTATTAGTCACCCCTCCACCGATAAAAGAAGCATATCCATTCGCTGCATTAGCATTTCCCCCACCAACGGAAGAATAAGTTCCAGTGGCTGAATTAGCAACGCCCCCACCAATAAAGGAATAATCTCCATTCGCTGTATTATTATTTCCACCACCGACAAAAGAATAATCTACATTCGCTATATTACTAATCCCCCCGCCGACAAAAGAATAAGTTCCATTTGCTATATTACCATATCCCCCGCCGACAGACGACCAACTTTGATTTGCTCTATTAAGTCTCCCCCCGCCGACAAAAGAAGAACCTCCATCCGCTGTATTACTACTCCCAGCGCCGACAAAAGAATTGATTGCAGTCGCTGCATTACTCTCTCCACCGCCGATAAAAGAATAAT